AACATCACTTACTGGAACATCACTTACTGGAACATCACTTACTGGAACATCACTTACTGGAACATCACTTACTGGAACATCACTTACTGGAACATCACTTACTGGAACATCACTTACTGGAACATCATCTTCTTGTTCGCAATCTTCTTGATCATCACATTCTTGATCATCACATTCTTGATCATCTTCGGAAAACTCCTCTTCTGAAAATTCTTCTTCTATTTCAACTTGTTTTCCACATTTATCTGAATAAAAAAATGCGATTATACTTAATCCTGCTCCTAGAGCAACTAAAATTGTAGGTATTGTATATATTGAAGGATCTAATGTTGTCATAATAATATATTATTAAAAATTTATCTTTATGTTATTCAATTTTATATAAAATTGAATTAAATAATTATTACACATACATATCCTTAAAATATAAACAATGAAATTATTTATCGTTGAATCACCTGGTAAAATTAAAAAAATACAATCATTTTTAGGTTCAGAATATAAAGTAACTGCATCTGTTGGTCATATAAGACAATTAAAAAAAAATGATTATTTTGATGAAGAAACATTTACACCTAAATATGATATTTGTGATGGAAAAGAAAATGTTGTAAAAGAATTAAAATCTCTTGTGAAAGCATCTAATGAAATATATTTATGTGCAGATTTAGATAGAGAAGGTGAAGCAATTGCTGAATCGTGTCGTGATGTTTTAAATTTAAAAGATAATTATCAAAGAGTAACATTTAATGAAATTACAAAAGCAGCAATTTTAGAAGCATTAAAACATCCACGAAAAATGGATAATAATTTGGTTAACGCTCAAGTAGCTCGAGCATTATTAGATCAAATTGTTGGATTTAAATTAACTCAACAATTATATAAAAGAATTAATAAATCAAAATTAAGTGTTGGTAGAGTTCAAACAGTTGCTGTTAAATTAATAGCTGATAAAGAAGATGAAATTTTTGATTTTTTAGAAAGTAATAAAGGATCTTTTTATAATATAAATGGAAATTTTAAAATTGATAAAAGTACAGTTAAGACTACATTATTTGAAAATTCTAAAATATTTGAAACATCAGATTCAAATTTAGTTAAAACAATTTTAATTTCTTTTAAAAAAGATTATATTATATCTAAAATTGAATCTAAAGAAAGATCTCAAAATCCGTCACCTCCTTTTATTACATCCTCATTACAACAAACTGCATCAACAAAATTTCGTTATAATGTTAAAAAAACTATGATAATTGCTCAAAAATTATATGAAGCGGGTCATATTACCTATATGAGAACTGATTGTCCAACAATGTCTCAACAAGCACACATTGAATGTAAAAATACTATTACTACTAAATATGGTAATAATTATTATAAATATGTTCAATATTCATCAAAATCTGCAAACGCTCAAGAAGCTCATGAATGTATTCGCCCAACTCATTTTGATATTGAAGATATTGAAGGAACTGCAGAAGAAAAAAAATTATATTCTTTAATTTGGAAAAGGACTATTGCATCTCAAATGGAAGCAGCAAAATATGATGTTTTAGTAATATATATTAAAAATGAATCTCAAAAAAATTATACATTTATTGGAAATATTGAAACATTAAAATTTGATGGATTTTTAAAAGTGTATGATTTAGGTGATGATAATTCAGAAGAAGCACAAAATGATAATAAGTTAAAAAGTAATATTACCAAAGATAGTAAGATAACTTTAATTGATTTAGTATCACAAGAAAAAATAAAAGAACCACCATCTAGATATACCGAAGCTAATTTAGTTAGACAATTAGAAAAGATGGAAATTGGCAGACCTTCTACATATGCAAATATTATTGATAAGATTCAGGATAGAGGTTATGTTAATATACAAAATATTGAAGGAGTTAAAAAAAATGTTAAAACTTTTAAATTTAAAACAGAATTAAAGGAAGAAATTAAAGAAATAAATTATGGTAAGGAAAATAGTAAATTTGTACCAACTGAATTAGGATTTGAAGTGTTGGAATTTATGGAAACATATTTTCCTTATATTATTGAATATACATTTACTGCAAATATGGAAAAGAAATTAGATGAAATTGCAAATGGTAAAATGACTAAAATTCAAGTAATGGGAACATTTTATAAACAACTAATTGCAGAAATTAAAAAAGTTTCTGGAGAAAAAATAGATAAAAAAATAATTAATACTGATAAAATTCTTACATCTATTAATAATATACAATATTATTTAACTAAAACAAAATTTGGCGATGCTATTAAATGGGAAGAAGATGGTGAAACAAAATATAAATCATTAAAAAATATTGGAGTATCAATTAATAATATAAATGAAGATACATTAAAAGAATTTTTAAAATATCCAAAAGAATTAGGTGAAGAAATAAAATTATTTAAAGATTTTAAAAAAGGAGGATTATTTATTGGATTTAATGGTAAATATTTTACTATTGAAAATGAAAATATAACTTTATTAGAAGCAAAAGAAATAATTAAAGGAGGAGGAAAAACCAATTCAAATAATACTGAAAAATTTATGAAAGAATTAGATAAAAGTCATAAATTATGGAAAAATCCAAAAGATGGTAAATATTTTATAATTTATAATAAGAAATTTTATGCAGCTCCAAATGAAAATATAACTTTAGCTGATGCTAAAAAAATTATTGAAACAAATAAAAAAAAATAATATAGTTTTCATTTATATATGTCAAATCATAAATCATACATAGATTTAATATTAAAAGGATCAATTCAAGATTATAAAGGAGGTGATGAATTAAAACGTAATTGTGCCGAAATAATTCAAACATTATTTAGATATAGTAATCAAGTGCATATATATCATTGGCAAACAAAAAGTTATTCTAGACATAAAGCATCAGACATGTTATTAGATGGATTAACTGATTTTATAGATAAATTTATAGAAGTATATATGGGTAAATATGGTAGACCAGATTTTAAACCAGATACATCTATTATCTTAAATAATATGGATAATACACAAGCAACATTATTTTTAGATGAAATGATTAATTTTTATACTAATGAATTACCAAAATATTTAGATTTACAAAAAGATACAGATTTATTTAATATTAGAGATGAAATATTAGCTGTAATAAATAGAATCAAATACTTATTTACATTAGAATAAAATTAAAATTTATCACATAATAATAATAATTCTTGAAACATTGCATAATAAAATTTATCATTTAAATTTATTATTTTATCATCTTTAATTTTTTTTATTTCTTCTTCGATTAAATAAAAACTCATTAATATTAATTTAAAAACATTTGAATCATTTAAAATTACATATTTACTTATTTTTTCTAATAATAAATTTTTATTATAATTTTGAGGCATCATTTTTTTTAAATCATTTATTCTTTCTTTTAACATGTTAGAATCACATTCTTTATAGCTTGCGTGATATTTTTGGCATAATAATATAGAATAAACATCAAATAATCGTTGATATTTATTAATTTCACCTTTCATATCTATAGTATCAAAAATATGCCTTGCTTCTACACTATAATTAAAACAAGGTGGATATTTTCCAAAATTAAAGTTTAGTCTTTTATTTTCTGAATAGCTAAACTTATTATCTTTATTCCCTCCAAACAATAATTTGGTGTCTATATTTAAATTCGCAAAACTTTCAATTCCATTTTTTAAAAATAATACACCAACCGCTGTTAATATTGATCCATATATATAATTCATTATATTATTACTTAATATTATAAATTTAATTAAATTTAATTAAATTAATTTAAATAAAAATTACTTAATATTATTAATGTCCGAACTATTTAAAAATAAGAAAAATTATACACAGGATTTTTATAATTTTTTAACTGAACACAAGGTTCAAAGAGGTGAACAATATTCTCATACATCATTAGGATATCCAAAAGGATGTTATTTAATAGAAACTAAAGATAAAGATAAATTTTTTAACATATATAAAAAAGCACTTGGAGAAGGTACTGAAATATTTATGAGTGAAGTACATAGAAGTCAAGGTCCAATAATAATAGATTTAGATATAAAATATGCAAAAGATAAAGTATTAGATACGCGTATATATGATAAATTTATTCTAGCTTTTTTAAAAATATATAATGATATTATTTTAAAATATTTGGTTACAGATGAAGAAGATTTCTTGACATTTTTATTTGAAAAATCTAAACCAACTGAAAGACAAGATTGTTTTAAAGATGGTGTTCATTTAATGTATCCATATATATGTGCATCAAATAAATTACAATATGTTATGAGAAATGAATTAGTACAAAAAGTAAATGAATTAAATTTATTTCAAGGATTAGAATTACTAAATAAAACAGAAGATATAATTGATAAAGCAGTTATAGAAACTAATAATTGGATGTTATATGGAAGTAATAAAGAACAAAATCCTCCTTATTTATTGACTAAAGTTTTAAATTATAATTTAAAAGATATTGATAAACAAAAATACGATAATGATTTAATTTATGAATTTTTAAGTATTCGAAAATTTGGAAAAGAAAATTTAACAGAATTTAGAGAAGGATTTGATGAAGCTACTATATTGAAAGAATATGAAAAATTAAATAAAAAGAAAATCCAAGTTGGACGGAAACATGTTACAGTTGTAAGTAATCAAGAAGATATTCGAACCGCAAAAGAATTATGTGAACTATTAAATGTTGATAGAGCTAAATCTTATGATACTTGGTTAAATGTTGGATTTTGTTTACATAATGTTGATTATTGTTTATTAGAAACATGGATTGAATTTAGTAAATTATCACCAGGTAATTATAAAGATGGAGAATGTGATAAATTATGGGATAATTTTAGAAATAATAATTATTCATTAGGATCCTTATATAGATGGGCTAGAGAAGATAATCCTGAAAGATATGCCGAATTTTTATTAACAAAAGTAAATGAAGCAATATTAGAAAGTATTGATGGTTCTTCATATTCTATTGCCAAAGCATTTTATAAAATTTATAGATTTAATTATGTATGTGGTGATATAAAAAATAATATGTGGTATGAATTTAAAAATCCAAGATGGATCGAATGTGAAGAAGGTCATACTATTTATACTAAGTTAAATGAGGATATGGCAAATCAATATGAAAAATTAGCTCATGCAATATTTACTAAAGCATTATTACCAACAATATCTGCAAAAGAGAAAGAAGAATTAACAGATAAAAGAAAAAAAGTAGAAAAAATATATGAAAAAATCAGAAACGTATCATTAAAAAATAATATTATTACTGAATGTAGAACCTTATTTTATGATCCCTTATTTAAAAGTAGATTAAATGAAAATAAATGTGTATTGGTATTTAATAATGGAGTATATGACTTTAAAGAAAATAGATTTAGAGATGGTTTACCAGAAGATTATATGAGTTATACTACTAATACTAATTATGTAAAATTTGATTCAAATAGTAAAATAATTCAGGAAATAGCAAATTATTTTAAATCAGTTCAACCTGAAGAAGAAATGTATAAATATATTTTAGATAATTTATCATTATGTTTGGTTGGATTAATACCAGATGAAAAATTTCATATATGGACTGGAACAGGTTGTCATTCTAAAGGTACTAAAATTTTAATGTATGATGGTTCATTAAAAAATGTTGAAGAAATTATTACAGGTGATTATATTATGGGTGATGACAGTAAAAAAAGAACTGTTACACAAATATTTAATGGAAAAGCTATGATGTATAAGGTTAATCAATTAGATTTTTATTCATCATATGAAGTTAATGGAAATCATATATTATGTTTAAGAATAATTAATTCTAAAATTATAAATGAGTTAGAGAAATATATATTTAAATTTAGAGATTCACATTTTTATCATGAAAATGGATACTATTATTTAGAAATAAGAGTTGAAGATTATTTACAAATTGAAGATAAATATAAAAGATATTTATATGGATATAAAAAAAGAATAGATGATAATTATCATTATAATAATGAATATTTACATTATTTAAATAAAGATAAAAAATTAATATTAAAATATGATAAAAATAATATTATGAATGATGATTATATTCTAATAGATGAAAATTTATATGAAAATGTAAAAGGTTTTAGACTTAATAAAAGAATAACTTTAATTGAAAGTATTATTGAAAATAATAGTGAAATTAATATTAATAATTTTAATCAAAATGTAACTGATGAAATAATTAAATTATGTCATTCAGTTGGTTATCATACAATTACATATAATGATGCTATTAAAGTTTATAGAAATTGTATTCCATTATCTAAAATAAAAATAGAAAAATTAGAAGAAGATGAATTTTATGGATTTGAAATTGGAGGAAATCATCGTTATATGATTAGTGATGGAACTATAACACATAATAGTAATGGTAAATCTATTACTGTTGATATGTTAAATAATGCACTCGGAGATTTTGCAGCAGAAGTACAAATAACTTTATTAACTAGAAAAAGACCTGACGCAACAGCTCCAAATCCAGAATTAGCAAGAACTAAAGGAAAAAGATTTGTTACATTACAAGAACCTGAAAATACTGATACATTACAAATAGGATATTTGAAATCATTAACTGGAGGAGCTAAAGTTTCAACTAGAACATTGAATGAAAAAACATTTGAATTTGAACCTCAGTTTAAATTATTTTTACTTTGTAATAAAGTTCCTGAAATTCCATCAAATGATGGTGGTACATGGAGACGTGTTCGAGTAATGCCATGGGAAATGAAATTTGTAGATAATCCAATTAAATCAAATGAAAAAAAAGCAGATCGAGATTTAAAAGAAAAAATTAAAACTGATGTTTGGAAAGAAAGCTTATTATCATTTTTAGTTAATCATTATGAAATAAATGTTGCTTCAAAACCAGTTGTTGAACCACCAAAAGTTCTTAAATATACAAAAATGTATCAAGATATATCAGATGTTTATCAAAATTTTATTAGTGATAGAATTCAATTTACAAATAATAGTAAAGATAAAACGTCTTATAAAGTTTTATATGAAGAATTTAAATCTTGGTTTCATACTACAAGAAATATAAGAACTACTGTTAAAGCATCTGAATTTAAAATAGAAATGTTAAATAAAATACCTCCGGATGCAGTTAAAGCTCAATCACAATTTATTAAAGGATTATTATTAAAAAATAATGATGAAAATGGAAATAATGAAAATAAAGATAAAATAAATAAAAATATTGATGAAGATGATTCAGATATTGAAGAAGATAATGAAGGTCAACATGAAACAAATAAAAGTTATGCATAAATTTTAATAATTTTATTACATTCACACTAAAAATTGTTCTCTCATTACATTCACACTAATTTTTATAATATTAAAATTTATTTTAATATTATAAAAATTGTTCTCTCATTACATTCACACTAATTTTTATAATATTATATTTATATAGTTTAAGAGCAATTAAATGATGCTTGTACTACGCAAATTTTTACAGTGGGTTCATTGAGACTATATCATGACAAATCGTGTCATTTAAAATAGTCCTCGCTGTAAAAAGTGCGAATAATTAAATTAGTTATCTTTTAAAATTATAACTAAAATAATTCAATTTTTAGCTAATAATCTATCTAATACAAAAATTATTAGTTTTACTTTTATACTAATGTTAGATAGCTCAAAATTTATCATTATAAAATTTGAGCTATTTTTCTTTAATTGGTCTAGTCATTTGTGAAACAATTAAATTAGTTACCTTTAATAAAGTGTAATTAAAATAATTCAAATTATAGCTAATCAGCTATCCAATACTATTTTATACTGTTCAAATTATATCATTGTATTTAACTAACAAATAACTAAAAATACTTATAAATTAAAAATTATATTTTTTATAGTTTCAAGATTTTCATATCCAGAAATATTATTTGGTTCAAGTACAGCTTGTTCATTCCATTCATTCCATGCATTAATATTAATAAAATTTTCATGATTTAATTTTTTTACATCATTTAAATCAAATATATTAAGATATCTTAATACAATATGAGAAATATTTAATATTAACATTTTATTTAGATTTTCTATTGAAAAATTAGATACATATAAAAATTTCTTATTTTTACGTCTAATAATATTATTCCAACTTAAAGCTAATCCTAAATGATAATTTTTTTTTGTATAATTAATATCACAGTAGCTATTAATCATATCTAAATAATCTAAATTCCGATATAATAATGCGGTATCGTTTTTAATTCTTATATCTCTATATTCATTTATACCATGACTCATAAAGTGGTCGAATGTTTTATTTTTATTTTTATTAAATGCATTAACAATATCTATGTTATTTTCAAAATAGTATTCAAAATCAAAATCATTAATAGTTAACTTTTTTTCTTTAAATAATTTTATATAATCATTAGTATTACTATTTATTTTAGTATAATTTAAACTATTTAGAGGTTCGAAAAGAAATCTATCATAATTATAAGAACTATCATGATTTTTTTTAGTACAATTATTTGTTGCTATAACTTTTATTTTAATATGGTTATTGTCTAATTCTTTTTCCCATATTGATATCATATTATTTGAATCTTGTATATCACTTATATTATAAATATAAAATATACATTCTCCATTATTATTTTTAATATAATTTTTATTTTTAAAAAAAGGAATTAAATAGTTTATATGTGCAATATAATCATTTATATTACCATAATCTTGTTCTAATAAAACTTCATTATTTGTACCATCCCATCTTCTTGACCATGTTTCATTTGCCCAAGATAAACAAAATGGGAAATTAATATCATCGTCTAAAAAATTTTCTTTGGGTTTATATAATATTTTATGATTATTTTTAAACCAATAATGATAAATAATAAAACCATTAATTCCAAATTTATTTGCAATTGATATTTGATTTTTAATAACATTTTTATCTGATAAATCATAATAACCAATATCTTCGTGTGGTTTTAATATATTATAATTCTCATTATTAATTGTAATTGAATTATTATATGGTTTTAATAATGTCCATTCCGTAAAATCTTTACCCCAAAAATTATCATTTTCAGGAATAGAATGAAATTGAGGGAAATATATAGCATTTAATTTTATATCATATAAATTAATAAGATTGTCTTTATCAAGAACTAAATAATTACCATCTAAATGTTTTATAACATTGATCCATATTCTTTCAAAAACATGTTCAAACATACCATCGGGTATACTTTTATCTGTATTTTTAATTATTGTATTATTACCATATAATCCTTCTTTTTTATATAAATTATATGCAGCAATCATTGATAAATTAGAAAATTCTTTATAATAAATTTTAAACCAATTATAATCAAAACTATTATCTTCATTAAGTAAATTATAAAATAATTCATAATTTTTTTCAAATACAAAATCTAAAACTTTTTTTGAAAGTATCATTATATTTCCTTCTGCAAATATTTTATCATAATTAGTACAATTTAAATAATTTAAAATTTCATAGTAATAATATTTATTACTAATATACAAATCATCATTATTATAATTTTTTTTATAATTTATATTATACCACATATTATTTGGAAATATTCCTAATAAATTAGTATTTTTAATTTTTAATAAGGTTTCTATTAAATCAAATCTATTTTTATTTTTTAAAAAAGGGTCTAAGTAATTAGTTCTTTTATCTACATTTGATTTAGAATGTATAAAAAATATAAAATCATAATTAATATTATTTTTTTTTAAATAGTCATATAATATTATTTTTCCACCAATATCATAACCTTTATTGTTTATTTTAAGAATAATAATATTTTTAATATCTAATATAATTTTAGAAATTTCTCCAAAAGAATATGTAATAATAATTGGTATTTTATTTATTATTAAATTATAATATTTTTCAAATACATCAATAAAATTTGTTATATTTAAAATATGTATATGGCATATACATAGATTATTATTATTAATATTAAAATCATTAAATTTTATATCATAGTATAAATTATTAGAACATATATTTAATTTTATCTTATGTAATAATGTATCATTTGATTTAAAATGTTCAGGTAAATAAAATTTATAAGTTCTATTTTCATTTTTACCATAAGTACAATAGTGTATTTTAGCAGCTGTTTCTGACATATTTTTTAAATCTTCATTTAATTCAATATAATTTTTTACATTAAAATCTTCAGGTAAATATAATTTATAAGTTCTATTTTCATTTTTACCATAAGTACAATAGTGTATTTTAGCAGCTTTTTCTGACATATTTTTTAAATCTTCATATAATTCAATATAATTTTTTACATTAAAATCTTCAGGTAAATCTAATTTATAATCTCTAATAATTTATTTAATTTTTATTTTTTTTTTTTTTTTAACTATATTAAAATATTTTTAACCTTAAACTAAACTGATTATTAGCTAGTCATCTATTTAACATTACTTAATATTAATGTTGAATAGTTTAAATCTTATCGTAAATGTTTAGTTATTTTTCTCTAAATAAGTCAAGCGAAGGGCAAATAGTCTCAATAAGAATTTATTTTATAAATTTTGACGAATCCGATATAAAGACACAATTGATTTTTTATTTTTTAATAAATCGTGTCATTTAAAATAGTCCTCGATGTAAAATAAATTTTAATATTATAAAAATTGATAAAATAAAACCTTATAAAGTTTTTATAATATAATAATATAGTAATGAATTTCTGTAAAAAATGCAATTATGTTTTAAATATTACAAAAAAACAATTAAATGAAGAAGAAAAGAATCATTATAAAATTGGTAATATTGAATCATTTTTAAATTATGTTAAATATAATATGACAGAAGCAAATCAAACAGTTGATATAAAAATAGATAGAGAATCATTAAAAGATAAATTAATACAAAAATTTAAAAAAACTCCTGAAAAAGTTGAAGAATTAATTAAAAATTATGATGTAATCTCTTCAAAAAAAAATAATTTTGATGTTTATTTAATATGTAATAATTGTAATTCTATTTATAATATTAATCCAAAATCAATTATTTTAACTACATCATTAGAAGAAACAAGTAGTCAATTTAAAGAAGTAAATTTAGATTATAAATGTCAAGATCCTACTTTACCAAGAACAAAAGATTATATATGTCAAAATAATAAATGTACGACACATAAAGATTTAGAAAATAAAGAAGCAGTATTTTTTAGAGAATCAAAAGGTTATTTAACAAAATATGTATGTTGTATTTGTAAAACTGGTTGGGTAATTTAATTTATAAAAAAAGAAAAAATAAAAAAATATAAATAAAAATTGATCTTTTGCTTTGCTCAGCCTAATTTATATTTTTTTATTTTTATAGAAAAAATATAAATAAAAATTGATCTTTTGCTTTGCTCAGCCTAATTTTTATTTATATTTTTATAGAAAAAATATAAATAAAAATTGAAACAAAATTTATTAATATAAATATATATTATATATATTAATAACATATGCCAACTAAAAAAAATAGTAAGCATGAAATAGATAAAGATAAAAAAGATAAAGAAAATATTAAAAAAACTGAAGATGAAGAAAAATTAGATGATGATAAGTCTGTTTCTACAGATAGTGATATTGAATCTGGTACATTTAGTCAATATGATGAAGAAGAAATAGTTGAAGAAAATAATGATGAAATAGAATCTGAAACAGAAGATACTGAAGTTGAAGATGTTGAAATTGAAGATACAACAGATAATTTAGAAGAGGCAGAAGTTGAAACTGAAGTTGAAGAAGGTGTTAAAATAAAAAAGAAAAAAGGAGCCAAAAAAACAGTTACAATAAGTAATGATTGTTTATATAATAATATTGATTTTGAAGAAGATTATGATGAAAAAGAAGAAAAAGTTGAAGATAATCAAAGAATAACTATTAATAGAATGACTAAATATGAAAAGGTACGTATAATTGGTATTAGAGCAAAACAAATTATGACTGGAGCAAATATTTTAATTAAAGGTGTTGAAAATAAAACTCCATCAGAAATAGCTGAATTAGAATTAAAATATAATATGATACCTTTTAAAATTAAAAGAAGATTACCAAATGGTAGATTTGAAATATGGAAATTAAGTGAATTGGAAAAATAATTTATTATTTATAAAAATAATAAATATTTAATTATAATTTATCAGATGATTCCATCGCTTTTTTTATTTCTTCCTCAACTAATTTAGGAGATTTTTCTTTTGCAGATTTAGGAGATACTGATTTTGCAGATTTAGGAGATACTGATTTTGCAGATTTAGGAGATACTGATTTTGCGGATTTAGAAGATACTGGTTTAGGAGATGATTCAATTGCTTTATTTATTTGTTTATTAATATTTTTAGGTGAGGTTGATTTAGGAGATACTGCTGATTTAGGAGATGTGGATTTAGAAGATACTGGTTTAGGAGATGATTCAATTGCTTTATTTATTTGTTTATTAATATTTTTAGGTGAGGTTGATTTAGGAGATACTGCTGATTTAGGAGATACTGCTGATTTAGGTACTGCTGATTTAGGAGATACTGTTGATTTAGGAGATACTGCTGATTTAGGTACTGCTGATTTAGGAGATACTGCTGATTTAGGTACTGCTGATTTAGGAGATACTGCTGATTTAGGTACTGCTGATTTAGGAGATACTGTTGATTTAGGAGATACTGCTGATTTAGGAGATACAGTTAATTTAGGAGATACTGCTGATTTAGGAGATACTGCTGATTTAGGTACTGCTGATTTAGGAGATACTGTTGATTTAGGAGATACTGCTGATTTAGGAGATACAGTTAATTTAGGAGATACTGCTGATTTAGGAGATACAGTTAATTTAGGAGATACTGCTGATTTAGGAGATACTGTTAATTTAGGAGATACTGCTGATTTAGGAGATACTGCTGATTTAGGAGATACAGTTGATTTAGGTACTGCTAATTTAGGAGATACAGTTAATTTAGGTACTGCAGATTTAGGAGATAAAGTTGATTTAGGTACTGCTAATTTAGGAGATGCTACTGATTTAGGAGATACTGATTTAGGTGAAACTGGTTTAGGTGATGATTCAATTGCTTTACTTATTTGTTTATTAATATTTTTAGGTGAGGTTGATTTAGGTACTACTGATTTAGGAGATACTAGTTTAGGTGATGATTCAATCGCTTTATTTATTTGTTTATTAATATTTTTAGGTGAAGTTGTTTTAGGTGAGGTTGTTTTAGGCGATGTTGATTTTACTGGTTTAGGAGATGATTCAATTGCTCTATTTATTTGTTTATTAATATTTTTTTCTGCGGATGGGGAAACTGCTGATGTTGTGGATTGTACTGATTTTACAGTATTTGGTACAAATTCAGATGTTGAAGATAGAGTATTTTTATCAGTAATACTATACAATGAATTTAAATATGATGGATATAATTTTATTGAATTAGCTGTACCTTTTTTTGAATAAATTTCTTTATAAATATTTTCTGGAATATTTTTAACAAATAAAGCATCTGAATCAGATTGTTTATATTTATTTAATAGTTCATTTATTTTTTGTAAGTTTGATTTTGAATCAAGTACAATTATATCATAATCATCATTATTATATCCACCAAAAAATGATTTAATCGAATTATTATTAATTGGAATATCAGTTAATTTAGTTAATTCATCATTATTAGAATTATCATTCTTTTTAATATGCATTATATTTTTAGAATCATTATTTTTAGATAAATCTGTAAGTAATTCATCTACATTACTTTTTTTAACTTTAATTATATATTGATTTGATTTATATGCAGATAGTATATCTTCTGGTGATTTAAAATCAGAAATATTACCAAGATAAATATCTAAATTGCTATTCTTAATAATTTTATTTTTATTTAATAAAATATTATTATAATTATCAAGAGTAATTTTTTTAATTAATAAATTTTTCTTTTGATTATCATTTAAATCATTTATAAATTCATTTAATTTATTATTTATTTTAATTAATAATAATAATGAATTATCTAAAAAATTTTCAGATCCACCAAAAAATGATTTAATTGTTTCAAACATAAAAAAATTATTATTATCTTTAAATATTTTAATTACTGATCTTATTTTATTATTTGTCTTTAATATTGTTATTAATTCATCAGAATTATTTATATTAATTTTAAAAATTGCATATTCTATATTTAAATTAGATTCAACTTTTGATTTAACTTTAGGTTCAACTTTTGATTTAACTTTAGGTTCAACTTTTGGTTCAACTTTTGTTTCAACTTTTGGTTCAACTTTTGGTTCAACTTTTGGTTCAACTTTAGGTTCAACTTTAGGTTCAACTTTAGGTTCAACTTTTGTTTCAACTTTTGGTTCAACTTTAGGTTCAACTTTAGGTTCAACTTTAGGTTCAACTTTAGGTTCAACTTTAGGTTCAACTTTAGGTTCAACTTTAGGTTCAACTTTTAGTTCAACTTTAGGTTCAACTTTAGGTTCAACTTTAGGTTCAACTTTAGGTTCAACTTTAGATTCAACTTTAGGTTCAACTTTAGGTTCAACTTTTGTTACTATATTAGAATCATTTGATGAAATATTTTTTTTTAAATCTATATTTTCTATATCTATATTCATATATTTTAAACAATTATTAATATTTTCTTTTGAAAAATTTTTATTATTATCTAAAAAATCTATATAATTTTTAAAACTAATTCTATTACTATTTTTTACCCAATTTTCTACACTTTTACATGTATTTATTATATCTATTTTTAATATATTATGATTTTCTAATACTTTTATAAAATTTGTACTATCAGGTGTTATTAAAAATGATAGTTTTTTTAATGGTGTTTTAGTAGTTTCTAATAGATAATTAAATTTAACATTTTTTAATAAATTATTTAAATTTTCATCCACAAATGTTTCAATAGTATAAATTTGTCCGTTTTCTAAAGACATATATTAATATATTAATTAATATATTAATTATAATTAATTTATATATATATATTAAATGTTATTAGAAATTGATAATAAATTAATTGATATTAAAGATGATAATATATTATATAATTTATATTATAATTTAGCAAAAATACCTGATAAAAAAATTTTAAAAAATAAAAAAATAAAAAATGTAAATATTTTTATCTCAAATTTAAAAGATGAAATATCAAGATTAAATAATTTTATTCCATTATATGATATTTATTCAAAAAATATATATTTAATTAATCCAAATGAAATATATGATAAAATTACAAAAAATTATAACAGACCATTAAATAAAGAGTTATATGATTATTTATCATCTATAAAAACAGATGATAAAAATCTTCAAGAAAAATTAAATAAAAATTTAAAATTTATGGATAATTTTAATTTAAAAATATTAGAAGAAACATATGTCAAAGCATTTTATTATAATTCTAATGATATTGGGAGAAATTTTACATTATGTTTAAAACCATCATTTTTACCTTTTATTAATATTAATCCATATTATAATAGAGATGAATTAATTAATATGGCATTAAATTTAAAATTAATTAAAGAAGATAATACATTTTATGATAAAGAAAAATTAGATAAACTATGTAATATTGTATCATCACAAGATATTGATTCTAATACATTATTAAATCATTATTTATTCATTCAAGAAAATAATTTAAAATATTATATAAAATATTATTCATTTATGGGTTCTTATCAAATGAATAGTTATATTAGAAATAGTAGTATTAAAGATATATTTATAGAAAATAATATTAAAAATTTTTACGAAATTATATCAAAATCTCCAAAATTTAATAATGATTACTATTTATATAGATTAATTTATGATGATAACTTTTTAAAAGATTTAAAAATAAATGATGAATTTACTGATATTAGTTTTATGAGTACATCAAGAAATCCATTTTATAATCCTAAAACAAATGCATTTGGTCAAATATTAATGAAAATAAAAATTCCAAAAAATACAGAAGGAATTGGATTATGTATAGAAAATTATTCATTATTTACAGAAGAACAAGAAATAATATTAAATCCTTGTAAATTAAAATTAATATCTAAAGATGATAATATTATTTATTATCATACTGATAAAAAGGCACAACGTTCAATTAAAAAAAAATATGAATTTGAATATATATCACCTATAAAATTAGATATAGATAAAATATCAAAAAATTATGAAAAAGAAATATTAATCCCAACAATTGATCTATTTAATACTAAATTAATCGGATCAACTATTGAAGAAAAATTAGAATCATTTACTAATATAATACCATTAATAAATACCAGTAAAAGATTTTATATTGATATTAATAATAATAAATATTTATTAAATGTTAATAAAATGTCTGATAAAAGAATATATGAAAAATATTTTTTTTTACAAAAACAAAATTATGATAATAATGATATTATAGAAGAATTATATATAACTTATCAAAATGAAAAAACTTGTGAAATACAATTAATTATTGAAATTAAAGATGTAATATCTGTTAATTATTTACAAAAATTTATTGGATGTAGTAAAGAATTTGATGATAATATTTTATTAGAATTAATAAGTGGTTTTTCAAAAATGTTTAATATTTATGATGTAATAATACATCCAAATTTTAAACCTTTTTCAACTATAATTAATGTTAAAGCATCTGATTTTAAAAGAGTAATTGATAATGAAACTGATTATCACGAAATTCAAAAATTAAGTAATGATATTATTTTATATAATGATGATTTAATGAATTATATAATAAATAATAAAGATAGATTTACAAATATAAATATAAATTTAAATTATAAAAGATACTTATTAGAAAATTTAAAAAATATTAAAATAAATGATGTTTTTACAGAGATTAATTATGAAATATATTCAATAATAAAAAATACTAATCTTGATAATTTAAATCAATTAATTATTTATTTTTTTAAAAATTATTTTTATTTATTAGATAAAGTTATTTATTATATTAATGTGTATTTTGATAAAAAATTAGTTATTAATAAATTATATTATATTTTTAAAACAGAAAAATATTTATATGAAAAAGGTAAAATAAATTATATGATAAATAATGATATAAATTTATTAAATAATTATATTAATAAATTTGAACATTATAATATAATAACAAAAAAAATAAGATAATTAAATTTTTTGATTTTTTTTTAATGCAAATTTTACATTTCTTATAAATGGAATATCAATAATATTTATTGGAATATCTTCTATTTTAAAATCTCTAACTAATGATGTAATATTTTTATCATTTAAATTATTATTTTTAATATATTTAATATATATATATTGAATTTCATCATATTGCATTAAATTATTAATAATAATATAATACTCTCCTTTACAAAAAGTCTTAAATATTGATTCAATATTTTTATTATTTGTTTTACATAATTTAATATTAAATGTTTCTTTTATTTGAATAGTACTATTTTCAGGAACAATTATTAATAATTCTGCATTTAAATATATTTGGTTTTTGAAAAAATGAAAAATATTATCAATATTTTTTTCATTATATAAAAATATAATACTTATTAATGGTAAATTATATTCTTTATTAATTTCATTTCTTTTTTTATCATTGTCAAAAGGTATTAAAATTTTTTCTCTTATCCATATTCCTTCATTTGAATCATTTGAAATTTTAACAATATTTTCAGTTACACATTTTTTTAATTCTCCCTTTGTATTAAAAGCTAAACAATCATTATTATTTTCTGCAATATCTCTTAATAATTGATTTCTTTCATTAACTATACTAATAATATCTTTTTTTTCATTAATACAATCAATATATGGAAAAAATTTCCATATATATTTAGGTTCACCAATATAATTATTACTGAATTTAGTAATATCATCTTTATTTAAAATTTCCTTAACCCATAAATCACTATCAGATTTAATCCATAAACTTTTATCAAGAATTTTATTTTTTAATACACCATTTGAATTATATGCAACACATTCTTCATTCTTAATTGCACGTTCATGTATTTTTTCGATAGATTCAGATTTTACTTTTATAATATCATTACCAATGCTATCCGTATTTTTATAACATTTCCATATAAAATATAAATTTGGTTGATAATGATTTTTCCATACATTAAACATTAAATTAACAAAATTATTAGTATATAAATTAGGATTAAATAATATCTTAGTTCGATTTTCTAATAATTTATTTCTTATACTTTCATAATATTTTTTATCAGTCGCTAATTTTACTGCTAAATTTATATATTGTTGTGAAGAATAACATACTAATTCTTCTAAATCTAATGATAATAGTAAACTTTTACCAACTCTATTTTGATAAGTATCAGATGGATATGTAATAAATGGTGTACCCGCAATAAGAAGATCAGATGATGTTGTATGTCCATTTAAACGATAATTATCTAAACCTAAATCACATACTGATAATCTTTTAAAATGTTCACTTTGTTTAATGACTCGACCATTTATTAATCTTGACTTATCAATCCCATGTAATTGTCCATCTGTTTTTAAAATATAATCAAAAGTATCTTTTTCAGTTTTATAAAATAAGACACTATTTGGTATAATATTTAAAATTTTTAAGTAAATAAAAAACATATTACGATCTAATTTATAATCATAATTAAAATTACAAAATACAAATGCATCTTTTGGTAAATTAAATAATTTACGATCATCTAAATTTTTATTATAATTTAAATTTATTTGACTATTACATTGATAACAATTTGGTAAATAAGCAATTTTTTCTCTATAAAATTGTGTTGATTCTTCTGGTATAATAATTTTATCTGCTATTAAATAATCAACATTTGCATATCCTAATGTTCCAGGATATCCTAAAAAATGCATTTGAATTGGAGCTAATCTATCAATTAAAATGTCATTATAATTATTACACATGTGACCTTGCATGTCAATTAAAATATCAATATTATCTGAAAGAATCATTTTTTTTAAATTTATTAAATTAGTATCTTTTCTTATTGTACATAGATTTAAAAATCTATTTGCAACGTCTGTTTTAGTATAAAAAAAAATTTCAAATTGGTTTTTATACTTAATTAAATTTTCAAAAAAATCAATTGATAATGAACCACTAGGCCTATGAATTGTAAAATCATTTGAGATAAATCCAATTCTTTTTAATGGTGTATCTATTTCTCTTTTAAAATTATTTATAAATTTTTTATTATTATATCTAAAATTATAATAATCTAATTCTGTTAAATCAAATCTTAAATTACTTAAAGATTCTAACTTTTGATAAGTTAGTAACTTTTGATAATCTCCATTGATTTTATATATTTCATACATTATTAATATAAAAATTATTATTTTATATCATTATTATTTTATTTTTCATGCCAAGATTTAAAACTTAAATGATTTAAATATGATTGATCATGCAAAAATATATCATGATGATTATTTTTTAATTTATGATAGATGGTTGTAATAACATCCGGACCACATACCCATAATATATCTCGTATTGACCAGATTGATTGATTTAAATTAAATAAAAATTTTAATCTATTTATACATTCATCAATAACATTTTTTATAAAAGGGTGTTCTTTAATTTTTGAACCAAATGCATAATTTGCAACTCTTAAAACATTTTCAGGATTTTTACATTCTCTTGGTCCTAATTGCTTAACACTATTTACAATAATTTCCGTAAATAAAAAAATATTGTATTTATTATCAGTATTAAAATTTTTTTTTATTATACAATCAATATCTAAATAATAATCTCCATTATAATAAATATATAATAATCTACCTAAATCTGCTTTAATAACCCAATATTTTGAAGGAATTTGATTCCATAAATTAAATAATTCTTCAGAATATTTCTGAACTAAAGGATTAATATCAATTGGTTGTAGTATTTTATAATTTTGTAAGTATTTTGAATTTGATTCTATAATTTTCATATCAGGATGATTTTTTTCATTTGGTTTCATATTCCACATATAATTGATTATTGACATTTATATATCATAAATTTTAAAAAAATATATTATTTTGAATTTATTAAAGCGGGGACTATTTTAAATGACACGATTTATTTCTTATAAATTTTAGGTTCTTTCCTATATTTAGATTTAATATCATCTATATCTTTCTTAGTCTTGGTTAAAGAAGACTTAAAATAATTAGTAAAAGTCTATAATTCAATATATTTTATAGACTTTTTTATTGATTTCTTTATTAAATCATAACTCATTGGTTCATCCTTTCTCATATAATACTTAAGTTGATTAAATAATTTCTCTATTGGGTTTTGAAAATGATGATAAGGAAGAATATGAATTAAATCATTTTTCTTATTAATTATATAATCTTTAACTTCTTGATTTCTATGACAACTAGCATTATCCATAAGAATTAATTTATTCTTTTTATTTTTAATTACCTTACCTAAAAATTCTATCAATCTTAAGTGATCTGAACCTCCTTTTTCATATAACGTCCATTCTAAAACGCCTTTTGTTGATATTGCCATTATCAAAGTATATTTTACAAATACTTTATTATCGGTTGTTATTTTATTTAATCTTTTGCCTATTTCTTCTCTACCTCTTAAAGTATGGAGACCTACATTTATTGATGATTCGTCAATTGATATAATATCATCTAATTTATATTTCTTAATCTTTGAATAAAATTTTTTATATTCTTCATCATAATTTATTGTCTTACCATATCTCGTTATTGGATGATGTGTTATTTGAACTTTTTTATATGTAATATTTGCATATTTAATTATATTAGATAAATGAGTCTTTGATAATGTTATATCATTAAATTCTTTATGAAAATATCCTAATACATCTGTTAATGTTATTAATGGTTTGGTCTTTAATAATGATAAAATAAAATTTACATGTTTTCTTCTAACTTTATATGAACCTTCCGTTCTAGGTAAATTATCAACATTACCAGTTTTGATATATCTTCTAACCCATCTATATTTAGAACATTGAAAAATATCACAAGTATCTCTAAGACTTTCACCTTCAGTATTCAAATAGCGTTGAACTGCTGTTAACTTGTAATCACTTGATTTATGTTTTCCCATATAAATTTATATGGGAAAAAGTAAATTATTTCTTTTTTGATAATCGTATATGCCTGACTGTCTGATTATGTTTATCAAAAGATGAATCAGTAAATACACCAAAATCACAACAAGAACAATAGTATTTAAATTGTGTTTCTCTATCTTCTTTTGTTGAATGATTATTTAATTTATGGGTCAAATAATTATTATTGTTATCTGATTTATAATCACAATCAGTACATTGATAATATTTCTTTTCTTTGATTGGTTTCTTTTTTCGTATTCCTGTTTTATGTAATTCAGTTTCTTCGTGTTGAATTAGTGAATACCTTATATCAGTTCCATAATTACATTTTTCACAAAAATATTTGTATTTATCCATTTATAATATAATATATATAAATTTTTAAATTGCTTACTATAGAATAATAGTTTTAAATTTTTAAGTTATATTAATAATCATCTTTATTATCCAAATAATTATCAGATAAACTATCTCTTGATATCATTTCAATACAACCTTTTATACAATCAGCACCTACATAATTATTTGCAATTCTTCTAAATCCACGGATTAAATCATCTAATTCTTCTAATATCCATTTTTCTTGTTCTGAACTAATAATATTATCAATTACAATATCATTATCAATATACATAGAATATAATTGTTTTTCTCTAAATCTTAATTGTTTATTTATAAGATTATTATCTCCACCAATACCACCTTCACATCTTTTTAAATATGGCATATTTTTAACAGATTGAAGTTTACAATTATATAACCAATCTTTTACAATTTCTTTATTTTTACCATTTTCACATATAGTTTTTAATTTTAACCATTTATCTATGTATTTTTGAGGAGTATCGCCGTCTATTTTAAACCGTAAATTTATTATATGTGTATCAGGAATTGACATTTTATATTAATTATTATTAATATATTTTTAAATCCCTTATAATATATTTATATAATTTAAAAATATTTAAGAAAATAAATATATAGTATATTATATACAAATGGTTCTCAAAACAAAACCAAAAGTTAAAGTAAAGAAAAAAGAAGATAATTATGACTTCATGAAAACGGTCAAAGATAATATTAAAAATATTATAAAAGATGATTCTACAACTAGTATAATTAATGATTTAGCAATTAAAATAAATAAGATTGTAATTCATAGTTATCAATTTATAAAATTATATTGTCTTGATTTATACAAAAATAATAAACCATTTCCAAAAATAGACAAAGAATTTATATGTGATGTATTCAAAGTCATTACAATTAGAAAATGTGGAAGTGGTGGATACACTGATGAAAAAATGCCCCAACAATTAAAAGATTTAACTTTATTTTATAAAGATCATTATAAATCTACTTGTGATGAAAAAGAAATTTTATATTATGATAAAATGAGCTATATTTTAGCATATGAAGCAATTGATATGATAACCAATATTGAAAATAATATCAGAGAACATTTTATTCAACACCTTAATAAATTTGTTAATATATCATTCAAATTAAAAGATAATATGGATAAAATAACAAAAGAAACTAAAGACAAAGAATTAAGAAAACAACAGAAAAAAGAGTTATATAATGAAATTAAGAAGGTAAAGGATGATATTTTAAGTTTTGATGAATTAAAATCTGATATCAAATATCATACATGGATTAAAGAACAAAAGAAATTTTTATTACCAAATAAAACCAAATTTGATAAAAATAGTATTATGTATGATATTAAATCTAATCCTATTGATTATCTAAAATCAATGATATATATAGGTACTGAATTAGAAAAAGTATATGATTTAGAAACTAAATACCATACATTACATTTATTTAATGTTCTACCATTAAGAACTAATATCGTTCCTAAAAATATTACAATTGATACATGCGGATTAATTCAAAACTTTTTAGGGGATGAATCAACTACAGAACATCTAAAAAATTATAAAATAGGAAATAAACAATTTCTATTATGGAACAGACTATTCAAATTAGACAAAAAGATATTTGTAAAAAATAAATATGAATTTAACTATATGATTAAATCTGATGGCATTTCAGTTAGTGTATTATTTATAAGAATAGGATTAGATGGAAAACCATTAAAGAAATCTAATAAAAATAACCGTGAAGAAGAAAATATGGATTATATTGAAAAGGTTGAATTTACAGATAAAATGAAAAAGAAGAAAATTGTAGTTGCTGATCCAAACTATTCAGATTTAATATATTGTGGTTCAAAAAATGAAAATGGTAATTTAGAAACTTTTAGATATACACAAAATCAACGAAGATTAGAAACAAGAGTTAAAAAATATAGTAAGATAATGGATGAAATATCAAAAGAAACTAAAATTAATGATAAGAATATCAAAGAAATAGAGACTGTTCTAAGTAATTTTAACAGTCATACAAATAATTATAATAAATTCAAAGAGTACATAACACAAAAGAATAAAACAAATTTAATATTATTTAATCATTACGAACAATCATTTTATAGAAAGTTTAAATTAAATAGATATATTAACACACAAAAGAGTGAAAGTAAAATGATACATAATTTTGAAGAAAAATTTGGTTCTTCAAAAGAAGTAATGTTTGTAATGGGTGATTTTGATAAAGGTGATAATATGAAAGGAAAAGAACCCGTTATATGCAAAAAATTCAGAAAGATATTTAAGAATGCTGGATATGAAACTTATTTGGTAAATGAATTTAGAACATCTAAATTATGCAATTGTTGTCATAAGGAAATAGAACCGTTTTTAGAAAAGAAGAGTAATAAACCTAAAGACATCAAGAACAATAAGAAAATAATTTGTAATGGATTACTGCGTCATACAGACGTTAAGCCTCAGTGCGAGATAATCCATAACAGAGATAAAAATGCCGTTCAAAATATGTTATTTATAGTAGAGACTATAAAGAAGACAGGAAAAAGACCATTGGCATTTAGTAGGTCGTTAGTTGAAACGACTTAAGAATTCATTCCCATTTAGAACTTTGTTCTACTAACTCTTTTAGAGTTTGCACGATGGGATATAACCAAATTTTTATAGTGGGGATCATTGATGAAGACATTAAACGATTTTTATTTACTTAATAAATCGTGTCATTTAAAATAGTCCTCGCTGTAAAAAATTGATATATTATTTAATTCTTATTCTAGATATTTAATATAAACTATATGACTTTTAATGAAGATATATATTTAAAAACAATGAATGATTATATTTATAAATTAAGCCTAAGTAATCTAACTATTGAAAGAATATATATTTTTTGTGAAATGTTTGATTATTTAATACAAAATTTAGAATTTTTATCAACATATCCAAAAATTAGAAAATTTATGTTAATTAAAATATTAGAAATTAAAAAAATAATAAATAATAATAATTCAAATATTGAAATACAATCTAAAATCAAAATAAATAATAAAATAATATTTATTGAAGATACAATGAATCAATTGAAATATAGAAATGATTATGTAGCAGATGAAACTGAAATTAAATTAATAAAAATTATAATATAAAATTATTTTATCCTCATATAAATCGTTCCCCCCTCATATAAATCGTTCTAATTTTTAATAAATTATTCCAAAGAAATAATTTATTAAAAATTGTTCCCTCATATAAATCGTTCTAATTTTTAATAAATTATTCCAAAGAAATAATTTATTAAAAATTGTTTCCTCATATAAATTGATAATCGTTCTAATTTTTAATAAATTATTCCACAGAAATAATTTATTAAAAATTGTTTCCTCATATAAATTGATAATCGTTCTAATTTTTAATAAATTATTCCATAGAAAAAAAGAAATAATTTATTAAAAATTGTTTCCTCATATAAATTGATAATCGTTCTAATTTTTAATAAATTATTCCACAGAAATAATTTATTAAAAATTGAATATATAATTTATTTAAATAAATATCAATACAATATATATATAATATGGATATCAAATTTAAAATATTAAAAGAACAAAAATCAACTAATAATTTTAATGATAATCAATTAAATATTGAAGTATCTGGAAAAGATTGTAATAATGTGATAGTTAATACATTACGTAGATTAGTTATGTCTTCAGTACCTATTTATGCATTTCATCACGACGATATGATTTTTGATATTAATACTTCAATATTTAATAATGATATGTTAAAAGATAGATTTCGAAATATACCAATATATAATATTGATAATGAAGAAAATACTCTTGATAATATTGAATCCTTCGAAACAACAAAAAATAGAATAATTGATAAAGCTAATAATTTAATTATGTTTATAAATTTTAAAAATACTAAAGAATCTGTTGCAAATGTTACTACAAATGATGCTATATTTTATTACAAAGGCAAACAAATTACATCTCCGTATAAAAAACCATTATTATTAGTAAAATTAAGAAAAGGTCAAGAATTAAAATGTACATGTATTTCAAGTTTAAATATTGGTATACATGATGCAATTTATAATGGTTCGATGGCATATCATTATTATGATGATAAAAAACCAAATATTTTTGAATTAGAAATATTTAGTAATAGACAATTAGAAGAAGTAGAATTATTAATTAGAGCGTGTCAAATATTAATAAATAAATGTAATCGATTAGAAAAACTAATAATTGAGAATTTAGAAAAAGAAGAAAATATTGAAGTTTTAAATAAAGGTTTATTAAAAATTCAAAATGAAAATGCAACTTTTGGTAGCATATTTTCCTATTATTTACAAGAACAAAAAAATATAGAATATGCTGGATATAATATTCCATTTTTATATTTAAATGAAATATTAATAAGATATCGAACTGATGGCAAAGATATTAAAGATATTATTAAAAAAACATTTATTCATGTTAAAAATATTTTTGAACATATTAAAAAGCAAATTGAAAAATTATAAATTACTCTCCATATAGGTTAAAAGCTGGTTTACATTTTTCATATTCTTTTATATTAAGATTATTTAAGCATTCAAATGAATCTTGTATATTAGTAATTTCTTTACATTTTTTATAATGATAACAATCATCATTATTAATTTTTTCATTTTTAATTGGCTCTGTATTTTTTGAATTTGATCCTGAAGCAGATTCAAATACTGATCTTGCAAGAGATGATCCAGTACCTAATGCAAAACCTTGAATAACATTACTTAAAAATCCTGGATTTTGTTGTACTGGTTGAATAGAATTGTTAATTGGTTGTGCTGGTTGGATAGATTTATTGTTGCTTGTTGATTTAGAATTTTTTGATCTTGGCATAATATATTATACTAAGATTAAAATTTTATAATAAAATAATTATTCATTTTTTTCATCAGATATATCTAATTCATCTTCGGTATTAAGTTCATCATCTGAGTATTCGTCATCAGAATCTTCTTGTTCTACTAATTCTTTTTCAAGTTCTTCTTCCTCTTCTTCTTTTTCAAGTTCTTTTTCTAACATTTCTTCAATTTCAGAATCTTCTGAAGTTTCGGAAGTTTCAGATTTATCATCATATTCTTGATCAGATTCTTCCATTTCAGTAAATTCAGCTTCAATTTTGGCTTCCTCTACTTCGTAATGAGAATCACCAATATGTACTACTTTAAATCTTTTTACAGGCCCTGACATAATTTTTTTATATTAAGAAGAGATCCTAAGCACAAAATATATAATTATCAATTTTTTATAGCTTAAATATAGCTAATAAAATTGTTAATAATTGCATTATCTTTATATTTAGGATTCATTTTTATAAATATTGTTTTATCTATTTTTTTAATTTCTTCTAATTCTTTTAGACATCTAGTTAAATCAGGACTATTAATATAATATTTAATCATTTTTCGAACATCAGATAATTCTAATTTCTTTTTTTGTGATAAAACCATACCTTTCATTTTATATAAAAGGGCTTGTAGTGTATTATTTTTATTATCATCAAATAATAATTTAAAATCAACCTCATTTTTATGAATTAGTTTAACTCCATCATATGCCGTAAAATGATAATAAACATTTAGAAGAGTCATTGATAAATATGTAAAAACACCAAAAATAACTCCTTTTGTATCAAAAGTTGAATCACGATATTTAATATTTTCAGGATACATTTTAAAATTTAAATCTAAATTATCTCGTTTATAAAGTTCAAGTAACATATTTTCATATGAATAAGAATAAGGTGCAGCTTTTTCTAAATTTTCATAAAATTTAGTATGATAGACATAAAATTGTCCATCTTTATTTAGTAAATATCCCATAATATTTACATCTGTTTCGATTCTATTTTTAATTTCAACTGATGATAATTTATCATTTGAATCAATATATTCTTTTAAATTATCAGGATTTTCTAAAACTTGATTCATATTTTCATCACGAATAAATAGTAGAAATGCTTTTTTATATTCAGAACCAAATTTATTAGTATAATCAATAAATGTTTTATTTTGATAATGTACTAAAACAAAATAATATGATTTAGTTTTATCAAGTTTTGATTCAAAATCATTTTGTGATTGACCTAATGATTCTATAAACATATCATAATGTGAATTTTCACTAAATTTACCATTATATGCCCAATATGAATCTCTTGCATCTAGGCATTTTCTAGTAGAATAATTCCATTTATCATTACAATAATAAACTGATATTAATGATCCTTCATAACATTCAACAAATTTATTTAAATTTACTTCTCTCTCTTGTAAACCAATAATAGAATCACAATCAATATCATTTAATTTACCATAATTATTATAATCTACAATTGGATGAGTAAATGCAACTATTTTATATTTTGATTCTTCATTTGAAGTAGAAGTAAGAATGATTGAACGACAATTATTAAATAGTTCATCTTTTGTTGGATTTTTTACAAAATCATTAAAAATTATCATCATATTATTTTTTATTTTATAAGATATCTTATAAGAATTTTTAATATTTAAGTCATAAATATTTTTTTTTATTGTATTAAAATCATTATTAAAAAATGAAGAAATTTTTTCTATATTAGAAAATTGAAGTGCCATATTATTATATATACTATTTTAACCTTTATATTATGTTATTATAATATCAATTTTTATTTAATATAAATTATAGTTTAAAAATATTATATATTATATTATAAACTAATATATGAGTTATGTAAATGAAATAGACATAATAATCTATGAAAGTATAAATGAGATATATAAAGACATTAAAAATGAGAAATTATTAAAATTAAAAACATTTGGTAAAGAAGATTTATATTTGAAATTAATTGAAAAATATATTAATAATAATGAATCAAAAAAAAAATTAAAAGATATAATAAAAAATAAAGATCAAATAAATAAGATATTGGATATTATTGATAAATATATTATTATATACTGTATTTTATATTTTGGTGTTAAATTTAAATTAGAAGAAAATATAAAAAATTTAGAAGCAGAATATGTTTCAAATGTATTAAATATTACATCATCAAATAAATTTAAACAATTATCATCTTCAATTAATTCAACTATAATTAATTCATTTAAATTCTTTAACAATTTAATTCTATTAATTGATAAAAATATATCTGATGTACAAGATGAATTAATAATAGTAAAAAATTTTATAGATGATATTGGTTCAGATATAATACGTGAAAATTTTAATAAAGATAATAAAGACAGATCTCATAATGCTATACTAATTATAATATTTAGAAATATATATTTAAAAGAAGATAAATTTGAAATTATAAAAATATTTGAAGAACAAAATTTAAAAAATGCAGATTTTAAATATATTACAATTGTTGATTCAAAATTTGATTTAATTGATTATTCAACAATAGAAAGTCTAATATCAGTCGAAGATATAAATAGTGGACTAACTAAATCATTATATGAATTATTAGTTGATTATGATAATGTTGATTTATATTATGTTGGGTCAGAAAAAAAAATAAATGAACTATTTGAAAAAGAATTATTAATACCAATTACTGATGAATTTTTAAGGTATCATAAAGATAGTGAAAAATATGAAAAGGTTGAAGGAATGGCAAGTACAAAAATTGATTTAGCAGAAAGGAGTAATAAAAAAAATGATACAAAATTAAAATATATTGTAACAAAAATAAATAAATTAACTGATTATTATACCCCTGGTTCAGATAGAAAAGAAATAGAAAAAGTATTATATCAACCAATGTTAAATAGAAAAGTAGTATTATATAATGATACTGAAGAAGTATCAATTATTAGTAAATTTGTTAATATGGGTAGAGTAAATTTAGAAAATAGTGAATTTTATAGTGATTTAAAACAAATGAGACAATCACCATATATTAATTTTAAAAATTTTGCAAATGTTGGTTTTCAAATTAAAACAAATAAATATATTGATGCAATAAGATACTCAAATATTGAATTTTTTAATAATAAAAATATTATTGGATCTTATAATAGACCAATTGAATTTAGACCATTATCCAAAAATATAATATCAAATGTTATTGGTATAGCTTTACCAGTAACTTTATTTAAAAATAGTCAAGCTATTCGTTGTTTATCATTAAAAGATTTTATGGATATAAGAACTATAAATCAAAATGGTTTTGAAGCATGTAATGAATTATTAAAAGAATTATTAATAAATGTTGAAAATAAAGAAAAAATAGCATATTGGATTTTTGATGTAGAAAAAGATAAATTATTATCTGATAAATATCAAAATGTTAATGAAATAAATTATGAATCATATTTAAAAACATTATTAGATAATATTTATAATAAAATATCTATTTTAACATATGAAATTTTAACAAATGAAATTAATGAATCATCAAATAATATATATTATTTAAAAAAATTAATTAATTATATACAAGATAGATTTGTTCAATTAAATATTCGAGAAGAATATTATTCTAATATACAAAAATTATTATATCATGTAAAAATACCTAAAGTTAAAAATGAATATGATAAAAATGAAGATAAAATACCAGGTGTAAATTCTAAATTAATTAAAATACCAACAATACCTAAATTAAAAGAAAAAGAAATAATCATTGAAATTCAAGAAGAAGAAACTATAACTAAGGAAGATGAATTATTATTAAATGCAACATGTCAACATACAATTACTTTTGGTAAAATAATGATGATCCGTAACAAAGATCCTTCTTTATTTGATCAAGCATTATATGAATTTATTAAAAAATATAAAAAAGATAATGTTGAAGGAGAATTTATTTGTAAATCATGTTCTCAATTATTAGATATTAAAAAATTTATAGCTGATACATTTCAAGGAGGTATATTTACTTTAAATTTATCAACTTCTACAAAACCTTTAGAAGAATTATCAAAATATGAAAAATTTAATAAAGCAATAAAAAATATTGATAAAATTATAGAAAGAGTTGCATACGTAATGAATAATAATATTTATGTTGGTAATCAACCTATTGTAAGATTAAAAAGACAAGAATTAACAAAGACAATTATTGATTTAATTGAAACAACAAATGAATCAATTAGATCTAATGATCCATTAATTCGTAAGAAAAATTTGGAATTAGCAGAAAAAAATTATGGTATTAATAAGCAATATACAAATTTCTTTTTATTCAAATTAGATAATGAAATTTTTGTATACACCAGTAATGATACTGATAAATATAAAAAATATAAATACAATAATATTTTAGCATATATTATATTATTAATGATATTGGATATGAGTAATACTCAAATATTTTTCTTAAATTTTGATAAAAATTATAATTATTTATTATTTAATAAATTTGGGTATGGATTATTTAACAATTTATATATTAGAGTAAATAATTCAAATGATGTAGAACCAATCAAAAATTATAAAATATTATGTTATTTAATTTATTATATAACTGGAATGATGATGAAATTTAATATATGGTATTTTGATCAACAAATAAAAGATAATAAATCATTTGCTAAAATAGGTATGGAAATAATTATACAAACAGTAGTACATTTATTAAATACTATTACTGAAGCATTTACTAATAATAGAAATAATTATTTATTTGATACTATTTCTACCAGATTTTTCTTAAAATTAAATACTCAATTTAATTCAAATGATTCAAAAGAAATATTAGACAAAATAGAATTACAAATGTCAGATAAAATAGATTTAACTAATAATAAAATAAAAATTCGATCTGGTACACAACACAGTACACAACAATTAGAAGGAAAAATAGAATCATGTTCTATACCAAATAAAATATTTTATTCAATTGATAGTCTTGATACAAAAGAAAGAAAAAAAATATTTTCAAAAGTTAAACATGAAGATGTACAAGATAAAGTTAAAAAAGAAACTAAGAAAATATTATTTGAAAAATATAATATTGATGGATCAAAAAGATCTACTGTATTAAAAGAAGATGAATTAAATGCATATACGGATAAAGATATAGAAAAATTAAGTTTAATATTAAGAAATAGAAGAAATAATTTAAATATTAGATTTAATAAAGTATTATTTATTAGAAATCTTAAAAATGAAAAAAAATTAACTAAAGAAGAAAAATTTATTGATAAAATGAATTTAGGTTATAAAAAATATTATGATAATAATTATGATATTTTAGTTAAAAAATTTATTGATAAATTAGAATCTATAATAGGTGAAAATATTAATATTAACAATGCAAATATATATCTAAAAGAAAATACATATATAATTGATCATACATATAATGGAAATAATGATCAAATATCAGTTATAAAAGAAGCAGTATATAAACCCAACCATGAATATTTTAAACAAAATGTTTTAATATTGAATAAAGATAAAGTTGAAATATTTTATAATGCAATTGAAAATAATTTAATAGGATATAGAGAAAAAGGTAAAAATTATGTAGATGTAAATGGTAAGGGAAAATTTGTTAAAATTAATTATTCAATTGAAAATAAATTAAAATATTTAGGATTTGATAATAAATATATTAATGTGAATGATTATCAAAATGATGATATTTTTACAAAAGAAAAATATTCAAATAAACACATAATTGATATTATAATGAGAAATAGAATTAATGGATTAAAAAAATTCATGGAATTTTCTCAAAAAATAATATATCAAATAAAAAATAAAAAGAATATTCAAATAATTGAAAAAGGTATGACAGATATAGAAAAAATTAAACAAAAATTTTCATCAACATATAAACAAGATTATCAAAATAAAAAAGAATTACAAATTACTGGTGATTCTGAAATAGTATTAAATTTTCAATCTAAATTTAAATATATTAATACTACTAAAGATAATAACAAAAAGATATTAATAAATTGGACTATTTTAAATGATAGTATATTTCATAATACTGAAAAAACATATAATTTTAAAGACAAATATATTGATGCAAGTAATTTAATTTCATTAAAAGATAATGATCATATTATAATTTTCTATACACTTTCTGAATTAGCATATTTAATAGATTTAAATGATGATAGTTATACTAAATCAAATTTAGTATTTTTAATTGCAAATATTATTAATTACTGTTATAATTTATTTAATAAACAATTAAGTCATGTTGAATTTAGAAAATTTAAATATATGATAGAATCAGAAGCTGAAGTTATATCATATGATGTTACAACTAATTTAGAATTTAATCAAAGTGAAGAAGAAATTAAAAAACAAAAAGAATTAAACGATGAAGATAAAGAAAGAGAAGAAGCCTTAGATTTAGATCAAGATTTAAAAGATGAAGAAGTTGATGATGAAATGACTGATGATGAATTTACTAAGTTTGAGAATAGAGATGAATAAATTAATTTATAATAAATAAATATATTAATATAATATATATTAATGAATTTATATTTTCAATTATTTTTTATAATAATAGTAACATATTATTTATTTTTTTATAATAAAAAAGAAGCAAAAAAATTAGTAAAATCTAAAAAGTCATCAAAAAAAATTATTGAAAAATTTAAAGGAAATAAAAACGCATCAAATACTGGTGGATCTAATGGTGGTGGATTTTTTGGTGGAGCGGCAGGTGGTGGATTAACAAGTCTACGTATTCCATATTATATTACAAGAATGTCTACTAAAGGATATGATTTTAATTCCTTAGGGGGGTCAAACCATGGAAATAATTCGATTGATAATGACGAATCAAATTTAATTTCTTATCCAATAGATTTAGGATATAAGGTTGATAAAAAATTAAAAAATAAAATTAAATTAAAATCTATAAATAAAATTAAATTAAAACCTGCAAATAAGGTCAAAGAATATGAAGAAAATAATAATCAACAATCAGTTGCAAGTGGATATTATCCATTAGATTTTGGATATGATTTAGATAAAAAAAAAATTAAATATTTAAAAGCAGTTGATGATTCATTAGATAGAATAAGATTATTAGTAAATAAAGATAGACAAGTTTTGTATAATGTTCAAGATAGAAATCCTATAAAAATTGATAATAATCCAAAACCTTTTGAATTTATAGCTAAATATTTAGTTGAAAAATTAAATATATTTAGTAGAAATTTATATAATTTAAGTTTTATTAAATTTAATTCTATAAATGGAGAAGAAATAGATGATCAATATCTAGTATTACTCAGTATGCAATTTTCTATTAAAATGAAAAAAGAAGGATTAAGTGATAAAATAACAAAAAATGAATTTAATATAATAACTGAAGTAATAATTAATAAGCCAAATGTTGTATTAGATAAAAAAGGTGATATATATTTTAGACAAATATATGTAAATGACAAATTTGTAAATAATTATGCTCCAGCAAATATTATAAATCAATTAACAAAATTATCAGATATTAAACCATCAATTATAATATTATATTTAAAGAAAGTTGATAAATCACTCAAAAAAATTAAATATTTATTAATTAAAGATACAGAAATTGCATATAATCCAAAGTGTCAAAAATCAACAATTATTGATGAAAAATCATCCAAACAATTTAATTTTGTTGCAGATTATTTAGTTAAAAAATTAAATAATTTAAATGAAAATTTATACATTATTAAATTTAATAAATTTAATAAAATTGAAGGACAAGAAACAATTGATCAAGCTAAAGCAATTATTGATATGTCATTTCAGATAAATTTGGTTAATGAAAAAATAGATACTAAATCAAAAGAAAAATTTGAAGAAGATGTAAATGATGATGAAGAAGATTATAAATATAATTTTAATATAATTTCAGATATTATTACTACAAAACCAAAATATGGAGTAAAAGCAGATGTATTTTTTAAGGAATTAGGCGTTAGTGATAAATCATATAATTTATATAATGATTATGGTTCAATTAGTACATCAATTAATTTAACTCCAGATGATACTAATAAAGACTGGAAACCACTTAAATCAATATTAAGTACCAAACCTAGAGTTGAATATATAGAAACAAATAAACTTGGAAAAATGTGCTCATAGGTTTTTTTAATATAAAAAATTTATTAAAATTTTTTATATTTATTAAAATATAGTTAATGCCTATTAATTTCAATAATAATATGAAATCATCATTATTAATATATATAATAATAATAACAATAATTTTAATACAAAAACCAAAATTTATTTTTACTGATAAAATGGATTTAAAAATTATAGTTTTATCAAAAGATAGACAATTATCATTTCCAATTTTATATGCAGTTATAATCTTAGGTGCAATATTAGCATTTTATATACCTTATATTTAAGTCTAAACTTTATTAATTCTCATTTTTTCAAAAAATGGATCTATTTTTATTATTTCATCAGGAGTTGTATATTCCTTATCTAATAATATTCTTCCACGTTCACTTACATGTTCTCCTTCTGCATATATTTCTGGTACTACCCTTCTAATAAACTCTTTAACTTTTTTAGGTATTTGAGGAGAATCCCAAAAATGATCTACAAAACCTTTTTTAGTTAATGTATTAAAAAAATAATGAATATCATAATATCTATTCATTTGAGATTTAATATTTATTTTTTTTGTCCAATCTGCATCAACTTTAGCATTATCAACCATTCCTGGAATACATGCAAAATCAAAATCCCATAATTTTATTTGTATACCTATATTTGGTACCATATATTCCATGCCATTAACTTTATATCTATATTTTGTTTGATTTGATTTATTATCTGATACTTGTAATAATATATTATTTGCTTTCATATCATTATGTCTAAATGATGGATATTTTTTATGAATAACTGCTAATGAACTTAATATTTGAAAAAAAATAACTCGCCATTCTTTTAATGTCATTGTTTTATAATTTGCTCTAACATAATCTAATAAATCACCACCATTCGCCCATTCTGATATTAATACTGAAATTTTATCATAATAATCACCATTTTTATATTTTTTCATAAATTCTTCAAACTTTTTATTTCCTTTTGCATTTTCCTTAATTAAATTTATAAATGGTTTTATTTCAGTATTAAATGTAGCAATTGGTAATACAATATGTGGTGTTTGTTGATTACATACAAAATAACTTAATGTTCTTAACATTATTAATTCTGCATTTTCTGGTCTTTCAACATCATTCACATCTCCATAATTTTCTCTTTTAGGATATGCAACTATTTTAACTGCATAATTAAGTATCTTATTTTTATCATTTGGATCAATAAAAGAAGTTCCCTTAAATGTATGACCCGTTGTACCAGATTTAATATATTCTAATTTACCACCTATTTCACTTATTATTTTATTAAAATCTAGAACTTTTTTAAATATTATATTTCGAATATCATATTCATCTCTTGATTTTTCTATATATTCTGTATTACAATGATCAAAATCAATCATAATTATTGGTTCTAATTGCTTACCCTTCAACAGATTACGAATAAAAGAAATTCTACTAGAAATATGTTCAGAATTAGTTTTTATGATTGAATTATTATTTTCAGTCATTACTATATATCTAAATTATTTTATTTATTTCAAATAATCAACTTACTTTTATATACTTACAAAATTTTTAATTTATTTTTTAATAATTTAATATCATTAATATCAAATAATTGTATTTTTTTAGGATATCCATTTTCATCAATTTGTAAAAAACTCCAACAACATTTCCATTTCATTGAATATATTTTTATTAATTCTATAAATGATTCATTTATACTTTTAATTGGTTTTTTATATTCATTTTGTAAATTATTAATAAAAGTTTTATATAAATCTGATTTAAGTAAATTTCTAATAATTTCTGTATTCCTCTTCTTAATTAAATTCCTTAATTTATATATTATTTCATTTGTTTTATCATATTTATCAATTAATAATTCTATATCTTTTTCAACAATAAATAATTTATTATTAATATCATTAATGCTATTATAATAATTATTTATTTCTAAAAATGAATAATTTTTTTTTGGATTAAAATTAATTAAAACATTATTAATTTCATTAAGGTAATTTTTATATTGAGTTGATAAATTTTTAAAGGTTTTATCTGTTTCCATAATTAATATTAGATTATTTATTTTATATTTTACTTATTTATGAATGAAAATATAAAATTAGAATTTGTTACTAATAATATAAAAAAAATAGATAAAATAATTAAAAATAAATCTAAAATTGGTATTGTATTTAAAGATAGATATTCATTAACATCAAAAATGAATTTATCATATTTTGCATATTTATTAAGTAAAAATACAGATTTAATTGATATATTTTTATTTAATAATTTATCAAATGCAATTATTGCTAGAAAATTAGGAATAACTAAACCAATAATATTATTATATTATATTTCACCTGAAGAAGTTCAATTAGCCTTAGATAATGATATTGAAATCACTTGTCCAAATATTGAATGGTTGAAAAAAACATTATTAATTACTAATTTTACAAATAATAAATTAAAATTACATTGTTATTATGATAGTAAATTGGGAAGAGAAGGATTTATTGATGAAACAGAATTATATAATTTATTAAGTGAAATAAAAAATTATACAAATATAGAATTAGTTGGATTAGGTACTAAATTTAATCAAACAACAGATGAAATAAATATAATAAAATTAAATTATTTAAGTTCAGAAACAATGAACAGTATAATGAAAGATTATATATCAACACAAGTTAATAAATTTAATTCAATAATTAATTATTGTAAAAATAATAATTTAATAAATAAAAATACAAAAATTCATGCAGCTTGTACAAGAGAAGTTCTTGCAGAATATATTGAAACATATTATGATTTTGTAAGAATTGGTACACTTGCATTTTCAACAATTTTAAATCCATTTAAAATTCAAGCTGAAATACTTGATATAAAAAAGATTCCTGAAGATTTTTGTATTGGATATTTTTGTAAACATAAAACAACCAAAAATATTACTATTGCTTATATAAAAAATTATAATATATCTGATCCAATCTTTATGTACAAAAATATAGTAATAAATCCAATATCTAATATAACTTTTGATCCTTTTCTATTAGATATTGATAAAATAAAAGATATTATAAAAATTGGAGATAAGATTGATGTAATAAGTACTAATATATTTTATTTCCCTTAATTTATTAAAGTACTATAATTTTAATTACCAATCCGTTTTTTTCATCATATTCAACATTTTTAGCAGTTAATTTTTTTTCATATAACATTTTTTTTAAATCTTTTTCATCTAATTTATTTTTTCGAGCATATTCAATAATTTTCATTTCTCTATGAAAATATGGTAATTTTGCCCATGGTCTTTTAAACATATTTTCAACTAGATTATCCATTTGAGTTTTTTTGATTTCTTTTTTAAAAGGTTTTTTTACATTTTCTTCAATTAATTCTATTTTTTGTAATTCTGGAAAATCTTGTTTAATATTTGTAATTCTTTCATCTATAATATTATTTATTATTCCATTAATATAACTCATCTTTATAATATTATATAGTGAAAGTCTTATATATAATAAAATCAATTTTTAATTTAAACTTCCGCATGATGTTCATTACTTGAATCTCTACATACTGGACATTTATAATTACATTTAGTTAACCATGTATCAATGCAACTAGGATGAAACCCATGATTACAATTTAAAAGACGAACATCCGAATTATTTTTATAATCTTCCATACAAATTACACATTCTTTATATTTTTCTTTATCTAATTCTGAATATTTTTTAATTTTTAATTTATTTAATTGATCTTTATTAATTACATTTTTAACATCTTCATTATTGTATGGTATATTATGTGATGGATTATTTAATAAAATGTTAAACATATCTAATACTAAATTAAATTGAGATTGATTTACGTATGAATTGTACAAATGATCATCATTGAATAAATTATATCTACTCCTCATATTTGTTGAATTAAATATATTAATTATATCACTTTCTGGAGATCTATTAATAGAACTAAAATAAACTATAGTTGGTGAATTATAAATTAGTGGTTGTCCAGACTGTAAATTATTTAATGAATGATTATTTAAATATCTTTGAGAACCACCACTTTGAGAACCGTCTCTTAGAGGACCGAAGGATATATTATTAGATAATTCTTCATATTCATTTATTAAAGATTCTATAATATATCTTATATCACGAAATGTTAAATTATATTCACAAAACATATAATTTTTATTTTGAATAAAAAATTCATGTAAATTTATTCTAATTTCTTGATTAGATATATTATTTTCTTTGAGAAACTTATATAATTCACTTATAATTTTTTGAAAATTCCCATTAAATTCTTGTTCAAAAGTACAAAATAAATTTTCAATTAGTTCATAGTTCATTATAATTATTTTTAATAATATATTTTTATAATTATAAAATATTTTTTTCAAATTTTTTTATAATTCAATTTATGGACAGTGTTTTTATATTTCTACAAAATAATATTTTTCAATTAATACCAATATTTATAGCAATATATTTGGTTTTATATATTATAAATTTTGATTTATTATTAATGATATCAATACTTATTTTTTTATTATATTTTGGATATATTTATTATATAAATATTAATGATACTCAAAAAATGATAACTAAAAAAGAAGTAGAAAGTTTTGATAATAAATTACCAAGTATAATAAATAAATATGATGATATTGTAAAATTTTTATATTATATTAGTGATTTTAAACAGTATAATGAACAAATATATGATAATTTAATCATTAATATTAATGATTTTTTAACTTTAATAGAAGATTATCCTATTTTAAATAATGAAGGAAAAAGAAAACAATCACAAGATGTTATGTTTGATGTTAAGTTAAAAATATTAGATGGATTTTCCTCATTTATTTATTCTTTTAATAATAGTCCAATTTTAGAAAGTAAATTAAATGAATCAGTTGAAAAATTAAATAATATTTTAAATAATTATTTAATTAAATTAGATATACATATTGATAATATTACTAGTTTTAACAATTTAGATTATACAATTAATAATTATTTATAAAAACTTTTTTATCTCCACCAAATCCTATAAATGGAATTCTTATTACATTATTAATTATATAAATCATAATTGAAACTAATATAAATCCAATACCAATATATAAAATTCTATTCCTTTTTATTAATACACTAACTAAATTCATAATTGTTATATTTTTTTCATTATATAAATCATATGAATCATTAATAGTTTCTAACATTGATTTTATTGTATATGTTATTATATCTCTTATATTTAAAGATAATATATTAATAGGATATGAATCTCGTGGTGCCGTTTTAATAATATCTTTTATACTTTCTTGAATACTAAATTGTTCTGATATTTTTGGTGTTGTTACGGGAGTAAAAGGTTTTGGATTTGATTTAGGTATTCCTGATTTCATATTAATTTTTATTTTTTTATTTTTATTTTTTAAATTATTCATAGATTTTGATTTATTTAATTTTGTTTTTTTAGAATTTACTCTTTTAGAATTTATTTTTTTAGAATTTATTTTTTTAGAATTTACTCTTTTAGCATTTACTCTTTTAGCATTTACTCTTTTAGCATTTACTCTTTTAGCATTTACTCTCTTTGAATTTAATTTTTTAGAATTTGATCTTTTAACATTTGATTTTTTAGCAATTAATTTTTTAGAATTTGATTTTTTAGCATTTAATTTTTTAGAATTTGATTTTTTAGCATTTAATTTTATAGGTTTTAATTTTGCGATCATTGATTTATTTGATGAATTATTATATTTTAATGTAGACATGATTGAACTAGGAATTGAAAAATCCGAGGTTGCTATTGGATTGTAAAATTTAGGTTGTAGTTTATTAGATTTAGGTGTTGATATATTAGATTTAGGTGTTGACATATTAGATTTAGGTATTGACATATTAGATTTAGGTGTTGACATATTTGATTTAGGTATTGACATATTTGATTTAGGTATTGACATATTTGATTTAGGTGTTGACATATTAGATTTAGGTGTCGAGGTCTTAAAATTTGGGGTTGATGTTTTTGAGTTAGATGTAGATATGCGAGATTTAGGTGTTGACATTTTTGAATTAGAATTTGAAATATTAGTATTATACATTTTTTTAAAATTTTCAATTAATATTTGTTCTGATAATTTGACTGGTAATTTTTTATAAATCTTTTTAGCAAAATTAGGAGTAAATTCTTTTTCAATATTACGATATATTTCATCAATTAGTCGGTTATTTTTTTGACTCATATATTAATATTATAAATAAAAATTGATATATAAAATTTATAATATATTATATATATTATAAATTATGTTATACCCAATTTGTCCAACATGCGGTCATTTATTAGCAGACATAGAAATAGAATTTACCGAAAAATATAATCAAATAATAGACGATGATAATAAAAAAATATCAAAAAAAATTAAAAATGATAATACAGTAGAAAAATTATTTAAGGAACTAAAAATAAATAAATATTGTTGTAGAATGAGATTAATATCATATTTTGATCATATTAAAATAATTATTTAGAATTATTATCGTATACAATTACATTTATACATTTTTCTCCATCATTATCATTACTATCACTATTATTCGTTTTATTTTCATTAGTTTTACTTTCATTGGTTTTACTTTCATTAATTTTACTTTCATTAGTTTTAGTTTCATTAGTTTTACTTTTATTAGTTTTATTTTCATTATTATTTGGTAAATCAGTATCAATTATAGAAGATGATAATTCATTTACTAAATTATTTTTATTTATAACAGAAGAAATAATTTCTTTTAATTCCTTATTATTTTGCTTCCATATTTTATCAGGAATATATGGAGCATCATCTTGTAAATATTCCATTTGAGTCATAATATTATCAAAAATTTTTGAATTAATTTCTGTTAGATTTGAAATTTTAGAATACATTAATATTTTTTCAATTGTTGTTGCTATCTTATGATAGCCAGATGATAATTTTGAATGTGCAACTTCAATTTTATTTAATTCAAAATAATTTTGTAATGTATACAATGATGTTGTTAATAATGATAAAACTCCATTAATAATATTAAAATTTGGATTAGTAGATTGATAATCTGTAAATAATGTAGCAGTATTAATAATACCAACAAAAATTCCTGGTATTCCTAAATATTTATTGAAATTCTTATAATGAAAAGCTGATAGTTTATGACATTTATAATATATTTTACATTTAGTATACCAATATTTTAAAATTAATAACGTATTATTATTTAATTTTGTCTTATTATTATCACTTAATAAATTTTCAGTATTTAATGACATATATTATTATATATTTTTTATTCAATCAATTCAATAATCTTTCCGATTCCTCTTGTATTACCTTCTCTAAAGAAAAATAAAATATTACTTTCTAATACTTCAGGATGTTTGATAAATTGAAAAATGCAATCATATTCATTTTGTTTTTCTTCAATTTTGTTAATTTCGATAATTTTAGCAGTTTGTCGTATTGTTCGACAATGTATAACTGGTTGATAATTAATTCTTATATTAGTTGTTATATTATTAAAAACTTTTATTAATGCTTTAAATTTAAAAACAACTTGATCTAATAATATCCTATCAGTAATAATTGTACCTTTTCGAATTTGATTAATATTTAGTGATTCTTTTGAATTTACAAATTTTATACATGCATTACATACATTATTTGGATTTGTATATTCAATTAGTTGTCTATGATTATCATGAATACTTCTTATTCTTATTTGATAAAAATATGTCTTTTTCTTATAATCTACTATATATCCATTATCATGTTTTTGTGGAAAATAAATTGGTCCTAAATAATAATTATTATTAGTTTCTATTTTTTTATTCCATAATGAACCACTTAATACAATACCTAATCCAGGAATCATATATTTCATATCAATATACATAATTAAATCTTTTATTTGAATACTTTTTAATATTTTTTCATTTTTAGATAATTTTCTAAAAATATTATTAATATAATTTAAATTTTGTCCAGTTTTACATGATATTGATATTACAGGAATAATATTATTAAACTCTGATGATTCAATTTTAGTTATATAATCATTTAAATTATCATCTGAATCAATAAAATTAATATCTCTTTTAAACATTTTACCATTAAATAATTTTTTTATTTGTAATCTTGTTTTATCATATACTTCTTTTGGTGTCATATCAATTTTAGTTAAAAATATCATTATTGGTAATCTTAAATATAAAAGGATACTAATGTGTTCTTCAGTTATTCTATTAACTCCCATATTAGACCCAATAACAATAATTCCATAATCAACAAAACTTCCTAATATACCATAAAGGGTTGTTTTTAAATATTTTTCATGACCTGCTAAATCAACAAGTGTAATTGTTTTACTAATATCCGGATATTTAATATAGTTAAAAGATATTTGTGAAGTTCTACCACTTTCAATTTCATGCTTTCCTTTTAAGATTAAACTTCTCGCATAACCTCGACCATCGTCATTAATATTTTTAGTTAAAACTCCAATTATTGTACTTTTACCTGCATCAACAGATCCACCAATACATATTTTAATATCAGTCATTGTTATTTTATTGTTAAAATGATGTGAAGAAATATTAAAAATAATCAATTTTTTATTTATATTTAATTATATCAGATAGATGATTTTTTTAAATAATATTGATAATGATAAAATAATATTAAAAATAATTGATAATAATAATATATCATCATTAATCATAAAAATTTATATTAAAGAAAATACATTAATAAATTTTAAAAATTTATATCAATCAATTCATAAAAATATAAATTTTAAATTTTCTCAAGATGCTCTAGAAATATCATATAATAATAAAATTCTTAAATTTATATCAAATGAGTTTGAATATACTGTAAATAAAATGAGTGATATTTGTGAAATATTTGATAAAATTATAATTAATTTAATGATTCAAAATATAGAAAATGAAGATCATAAAAAAATTTGAAATTATTATTATTTAAAATTTATTAAAAGTAATATATATACAATGCAAACTAGATATAATCAAATTGAAAGTTTAGGATTATCAGCATATCCTCATATTTATGATTCATTATTTAATTATGATGAGTTTCAAAAATATCAATCTCTTGAAAATGGAGAAAAAAAGAAAAATATATTTTTTAAAGGAGTTGGTCGAATTATGTTAAAGAGAGAAGCATCTAAAAAACTTTATTTCTATAAATTAATTATTGATGGAAATGATGTACAAATTTGTTCAAATTTAGGAGATTATCAAACTGATGGTAAACAAATTTTAAAAGATTCAGAAGAATTTATTTGGAATAAAAATGTTTCCTTAGGAGATATTGTTGGATTTAATGGTTTTATTGGTAAAACAGATAAAGGTGAATTAACTGTTTTTACAATTGAAGGTAAAATTTTAGCTCCTTGTTTACATATTATTCCTAAAGAACATTTTGGAGTATCTGATCCTGAAATTAGATATAATCAACGTTATCTAGATCTATTTTTATCAAAAGATATTCGAAATATTTTTAAAACAAGATCTAAAATTATTAAAACTATGAGAGATATTTTTGACGAAGAAGGATTTATGGAAGTTGAAACTCCAATTTTAGCCAATTCATATGGTGGTGCTAATGCAAAACCATTTAAAACATATTTAAATGATCTAAAACAAGATATGTATTTAAGAATTGCTCCTGAATTATATCTTAAACAATTAATTATTGGAGGATTTAATAAAGTTTTTGAGATTGGTAAACAATTTAGAAATGAAAGTTTAGATCTTACTCATAATGTAGAATTTACAAGTGTTGAAACATATTGGTCTCCAGCGGATTACAATAATATGTTATTTCTTTGTGAAAAATTAATTTCAGAAATTGTATTTAAAATTTTTGGAAAATATACCGTATCTTATACATATAATAATAAGGAACTTGAATTAAATTTTACACCTCCATTTAAAAGAGTTGATATTTTATCTGAACTTCAAAGAAAAACTGGATATAAATTTACAAATCTTGAAAGTGAAGAAACAAGATTAGAATTAATATCACTTTGTGAAAAATTTGAAGTAAAATTTCCTCCTCCTTATACTACACCAAGAATACTTGATAAATTAATTGGTGAATTTATAGAAGTTGATTGTATTCAACCAACATTTTTAATGCATCATCCAATCATTATGAGTCCTTTAGCTAAACCTCATAGAGAAGATTCAAATTTATCAGAAAGATTTGAATTATTTGTACTTACCAAAGAAATAGCAAATGCTTATACTGAATTAAATAGTCCATTTATTCAAAAACAAAATTTTATTAAACAAATGAAAGATAAAACTGGAGGAGATGAAGAAGCACAAATTCCAGATGATGATTTTGTGAAAGCATTAGAATATGGATTACCTCCAACTGGTGGACTTGGTATTGGTATTGATCGGTTAGTAATGTTTTTAACTAATCAACAAAATATTCGTGAAGTATTATTATTTAATATCAGAAATAATAAAAATTAAAATTAATTATATATAGATGGGTATTTTAGGTTTTTTTATTAAAGTCATAATAAATTAACATTTAGATAAATATATATATTAATTTATATAATGCCCGAAATTAATGAAGTTCGTAAATATGCTGATTTTGTTAAAAGTAAATTAAAAAAAATCAATAAAATAAATATTTTAAATGGTAGATATAAAAAACATGGTCCTTTTCCTTTATACAAAGAACTAGTAAATACATTACCAGTTAATGTTATTGATATTAAAACAAAAGGAAAATTTATGTATATGATATTAAGTGATGGTTTTTATTTATTTTCAACATTAGGATTATCTGGAGGTTGGGTATACCAAGATAATAAAACAAAAAAATATTCCCATCCAGAAATAATAGAATTTTTAAACAAAAAAGATGTTGATGTATATTTACAAACATCTTTAAATCATTTAAATGTTGAATTTGTTACTGATAATGGTAGTATATTTTTCTATGATACATTATCATTTGGAACATTAAAAGTTATAAAAAATGAAACAGAATTAAATAAAAAATTAAATACACTTGGTCCTGATATTATGGATAATTCAACAACATATGAAATTTTTAAACAAAGAATTCAAATGAATCGAAATATGACTAAAGAAATTGGAATTGTTTTGATGGATCAAAAAACAATATCTGGAATAGGAAATTATTTAAGAGCTGATATTTTATGGTTATCTAAAATATCACCATTTAGAAAAATCAATAAAATAACTGATAATGAGTTAAAAGAAATATATCATAATAGCAAAGTTTTAACATGGGGAGATTATGATTATAAAAAAGCAATTAAAGAAAAAATAATTACTAGTAAAGATGAATTACCAAGAGATTATGAAAGAGATTTTTTTGTATATTTTGAAGATAAAGATATATATGGTCATAAAATAATAAAAGAAGAATTATATGAAGGTAATCCAAAAAGATTTATTTATTGGGTAAAAGAAAGACAGCATTAAATATTATTTGTATAATAAGGAACGTTGTAATATTTCTGGCATTCTAAAAAAATCTGAATTACCTCCAGATATGATTGAAACTATATTTTTATTTGTTTCTTTTATTTTATCTAATACACATAATGATAAAACACCTGCCGGTTCAATTACTAAACTAAAATTATTATACATTTCAATTATCTTTGAACAAACATGACCTTCATCTATAATAATAATTTCATCAATATTCTTTTTACATATATCAAAATTAAGATTTCCAACTGTTTTAACAGCAGCACCATCAACAAAATTATCAATTTTATCTAATGTAGTTACATAATTATTTTCAATTGATTTTAACATCGATGCTGCTCCACTCGGTTCAACACCAATTAATTTAGTTTTTGGTGACTTATATTTAAAATATGAAGTTATACCAGCAGCTAATCCACCACCACCGATTGGAAACAATAAATAATCAATTTGTTTATTAGATATTTGATTTAAAATTTCTAGACCAACAGTTGCTTGTCCTTCAATTACTTTTTCATCATTAAATGGATGGATAAATTTAAATTTATTATTATCACAAAATTCTTTTGATGAATTATATGATTCATCAAAATTATTACCAATTAAATTAATTTTTATATATTCGCCGCCAAATTTTTTAACTTTATCTATTTTTTGTTTAGTTGTTGTTAGTGGCATAAAAATATTACCATAAATTTGTAATTTATGACAGCTAAATGCAACACCTTGTGCATGATTTCCAGCAGAACAAGTAACAATTTCATACTTATTATTTAAATTAACCATCTTATTATACGCTCCTCGAATCTTGTATGATTTTACAGGTGTTAAATCTTCTCTTTTTAAATAAATATTATTTTTATATTTTTTAGTTAATTCAAAATTATATTCTAATGGAGTAGGAGACATAATATGTTTAATTACCTTATATGCCGATTTAATATTATTTAATTTAGGATAATACATTATGATATTAAAATAAAGAACTTTGATTGTTTAATTTAATTTTTCAATTTTTAAATTCCTTTAAAAAAATTGAAAAAATAGAACTAAATCCCCAAAGTATATCTAAGTATCTTATAAATTAGTGTTTAATGACTCTTTTTTCTAGTTTTATTCCAACAAACCCTTTTGAAATAATGATAAAGAAATATCTAGAAGTTGAAGAATGTAGTCATTCGGATTCTATTATAGATAATCTTTATTATTCAGTTTATTCTCATGATGATACACCTTTTGTTAAGAGTATTAAATTTAATCAAATAAATATAATTCTTAATATTATTACTTCAATATATAATGAAAATCCATCATCTATTACTCAATTTAAAAATGATGTTGATTTAATTATGGTATTTGAAAAAATTACAGTAAAAGTATTTAACCTTCAAAAAATACGATTAAAACATCATGATGAATTATATTCATTACTATCTCTAAATGAATGTCCTTATTTAGAACATATATATACAATATTGTCAATTGATTCATCTAATTTATTCTTTGTTATATCAAAAACAATTGATACTAAATCTTTTAAAAAAATAATCCCAATTGTCGCACCTATCATTCATAGTCAAATAGATATTGCACTTAGATATCTTTTATCTTATGGGTGGAACCACAATGATGTATCGATTGATAATCTTGGTTTAGATCAAATATCAAATAATTTTGTATTATTTGATTTTGGATTGGCAAAAAATAATATTTCTGATAAAGAAAGATTATTAAAAAGATTTGATGATGATTTTGCTTATTTAAATAAATCAATATTATATCATTCTTCTCTAGATTAATATTGATTTATATTTGCTTAAAATTGGTAATTCTTCAATTAAATCATCAAAATTTTCATTCATATACTTTTCATACTCAAATTTTTTCATTCTATCTTTAATTTTTTTTATCATATTAATATATTTTTCAATATCATTAATATTTATTGATATTAATTTATCTAAAACATATTTTAATAAATCTAAATAATCAATTTTACCACCTAAATGTTTTTTTAATGAATCAAGATTTCCATCTGTTAAGAATTTTTTATATTCAATAACTTGATCTACTTTAATTACTTTTTGAATTGGTTTATTATTTAATTCTTCAATTAAATGTTTATATCTTGATCCTAATTTATCATTATTTTTAGCATTGTTTAAAAATATTTCAACATCTTCATAATTATGAACAGTATTAATTTTACATAAATATTCTATAACATCTTGAATATTATTTGAATATTTTATCTTTAATGAATCAATCACATAATTCATAATTTCATCAGATAAAATATTATTTAAATGTAAATTTATTACTGTATTAATAATTGCGGTAAATCTATTTTTAATACTAAAATATTCATCTTCATTTGAAAAATAGTTTTCTTTTAAAGTATCTAATTTATTTAAACATTCTTCGTATTCATTTTGAATTTTTTTTATAAAATATATTCTAAAATTAATATATTCATTTATTTCATCTTTAAAATACCATAATCCTGAATCAATAATTTGTTTGATCATTAAACAATATAATTTATTATTATCATTATCCACTAATATTTTAAATAATAAGTCTTCTGCTAATTTTTCTATTTGTGATTGATTAATAATATTACTATTTAATATTTTTTCTAATATATTTGAAAAAGTTTCTTCTGTTATTTTATTTAATAAACTTAATAATTTAGTATTTATATTACTATTTATTTTTTTCCATTTTACACTATTAATTTGATTATAATTTATTTTTTTTCTATTTTCAAGATATTGTGTTGATTTAAGAAATAAATTATTAATACCGTCAAAAATATTAGATAATTCTTCTGTTAGTATATTTATATTTACATTCTTAAATTTTAATATTTCTTCTATAGAATATGAAATTACTTTACTCATATTATTTATAATATTATTTTTTTATATTCTTTTTATATAATGCTCGCAAGTTTATATTATTTATTTGGAAATACAGAAAATTATGATCATATTACTGGTACTATGATAGGAATTACACTATGTTTAATAGGATTAATCACTACATTCACAATTTATTCAGTTTATTTAGTTGATCCTTCACTAAATAAAAATTTAAAAAAGAAAAATGAATTACTAAAAAGTATAATCATTGCTGGCTTTACATTAACTTTATTATTTAGTATTTTTATTGGCTTTTCAATTAATAGATATAATTTTTGTCAAGTAAATCAAGAAGTATGTTTAGCTGATTATGCGTTTTCACCATTTTCTTAAATAAATTACCAAATTTCTATATAATTTTTATCATTTAATTCTTTTAAATTATTTAATGGTATATTTACTCTCTGTTTTATTGGTGAATGAGAATCATTTAATAATCTATTTAATGCATCTTCTTTTCTTATTTTTCCTCTCCATATCATTGCCCATCCAGATATAAAATATTTTAATAATTCTTCATTTAATTCTTTATTATTCTTTTTAAGATATAATTTAAAAGCAGATAATGAAATTCTAACACCTCCGATATCCGCAATATTTTCTCCCATTGTTAATTTAGAATTTATATCATATTCTTTATATTTATTTCCAATCTCTTCAGCTAATTCTAAATATTTTACTTCTGATATTTTATTCCACCAATTATTTAAATTACCATCCTTATCAAATAATCTACCTTGGTCATCAAATCCATGAATTATTTCATGTCCAATTACGCTTCCAATTGCACCATAATTATATGCAATTATATTTAAATTATTTGTATTATTTAAATCAGTATTATAATAATATGGTTCTTTTAAAATACCATATGGAAAAATAATATAATTTATAGTACTATCATAAAATGCATTAATATTATAAATATTTCCATGAAATATTTTTTCATTAATTTTTAATTTTTGCATTTTAATTTTAAAAACATAATCATTAATCATAAGTATATTATCATAATAAATATTTGATAATTCGCGTATTTTATTAAAATCAATTAATTTACTTTCAAATATATCAGTTTTTATATTTTCTAATTTTTCTAATGCTAATTTTTTTGTTGTATTATCCATCCAATTATTTTCAGTTAATCTATTTTTAAATGCATCTTTAATATTATTAATATATTCTTTTATTCTTTGTTTTATTGTTGAATCAATATTTATAAAAAATTCTTTGCTAATAATATGCCCAATAAAATAATTATTTATATTATAGATGTGTTTCTCTGTATTAATTTTATTTTTAATTCCTTTAATAATTTTAATTAAATCAAATATTTTATCATATAATGTTCCAAAAGATAGTAATGATAATCCATGTAAAATACACCATAATATATAATATTTAAAATTAATATCATTTATATTTTGATCAATATATTTATAATATTCGTTTGGAAAATTAACATCAAAATATAATTTTTGAATATCTTCATTAAATATAGATAATAATATATTTTTAAGATTAATATTAACAAAATTATTATTATTTGCAAAATTAAATTCATGAAATCCATTTAATACATCTCTTCTTTGCACATTAGTTAATCTTAAATTATATAAATTTAATTCATGTTCTAAAATTTTATCAATATTATTTTCATCAATTTTAATAAATATTGATAAAATATCATATATATTTTTTTTATATTTTACTAAAAAATCTGCATCTTTATATAAATTTATATTAGATATAATATTACGACCTTGAATAATATAAACAGATTGTATTTTATTATATGTTATAATATCAATATTAAATAATCCATTAATTTTGTTTTTAAAACAAAATAATATTAAATCTTCGTTTGATAATTTTAATAAATTATTAATTTCATTTTTTAGAAAATTTAAATTTAATTCATCATTATATTCTCTAATTGATTTATTAAAATTTTTAATTATATTTATTTCTTTTTTATTTAAATATTTATAATCTTTTTTATTAATAATTTCATCAATTAATTTTTTATCATTATTATATCTAATTGATGCTATATTAATCGAAGATTCATCATTCTTAATTGAAATTTTATCTAAAAAATCTTTATTAATTATATTAAAATAATCTTTCATATAAATAACAAATAAATTAATTATTTAATTCATTTGCAATAATTTTACTTATTGTTTCACTCAAATCAATATTCATTGAATTATTACCGAATGTATCATTTTTATTATTAGAATTATTATCATTATTTTTTGCATTATTACTAAATTCAATATTAATATCATTATCTATTAATTTTTCATCATTATTAGATAAAGAATCTAACAATGATGAAAAATTTTCGGATAAATCTGATAATTTATTTTGTTCTTTATTTTGTTCTTTATTTTGTTCTTTATTTTGTTCTTTATTTTTAATATTTATTATTTTTTTTTTTGATTTATTTTCATTACTACTAAAATTAAATATATCATTTTGATTAAAATATAAAATAATTACAATACTAAAAATAATAATACCAATAATTATATAATTTTTCATATAAATATTTTATAATAAATTTATAAAATCTATACACATTAAATTAAATTAAATTGTTTTATTTAATATGTATAATTATATAATTATTACATTCATGCTATTTTCACTGACAAAATAATAAAAAACTTGCAAGTTTATTAAATATAAATTAAATTTTATCAATATCACATTCTTCTACTAATGATTCTAATTTTGATGTATCTTTATTATCATCAGTTTCAAAAATATTTTCTTCATTATTTTCTAATTCAACTATATTTGATTTCATAAATTGTTTTAGTTTATTATATGTTTCTTGATTTATTAATTTATTTTTTAGATATTCGTTTATATGATTATGTTCTAAAAATTCTTCAACATAACCAATACAATTACTTGTTAATTTACAATCTGTTACAATTGTTACTAGAGCTAACCTAGATGAAGTTTTATGAAAAATATTTTTTGCATTTTTACCTCTTTGATGTAAAACTTTTAATTCCTTATCTTTAAAATTATTAGTTTCATCCTCACAATGAATTAATCTTGCTGTAAAACAATTTCCAATATTTTTATCAATTAACACAATAATATCTTGTTCAAAATTAACATCAAGATTTACTTTAATTATTTTAGCCTCATCCTCTTTTTTTCTGGCTAATTTTTTATGAAAAGATCCACCTTTCGTATTCTTTACCATTGTATGTATATAAGACTTAATTACATTAGATCATAAAATAAATAAATCAATTTTTTTAGGTACATAATATTCTAAATGTTAAAGAAATTCTACCTTTCTTATCTATTCCATTTGGCACTTTTGGTATAGAGTGATCAAATAAATCTTGACAATTACCAAACATTCTAAATACATCACCGTTATTAAGTTCAAATTGATAACGTACTTCTTTATCCCCCCTTAACCGAACTAGAAAAGTTCTTGTTTCTCCAAATGATACAGTAATAATATTTGGACTTTTACTAACACCAACATCATCTTTATGAAATTTCATATAATCTTCTTGATTTTGATAATAATTAATTAAACAAGAATCAAATATAATACCAAATCTCATTTCAATTATATTTTTTACATATTGAACAGTTTTTGTAAATGGTATTGGATCCATAGTTTTTCCACTGTAAGAAATTATTTTATCAGAATTACTTTGAAAGGCAGTTAATCGTCGTTCTCTTATTATAGTTTCTATTCCATTATTATTTTTAGTAAAATAATCTTGCTTCCATATAATTTCATCACGTAAGGAATCAAATAAATTATCTGAAAATAATTTTGGAACATATTCAAAAGGTTTTATAGTTTCTTCTTTTTCAATTCTTTCTAAAACACATGATACTTCAACATGGTCAGTAAATGGATACATATCATACATATCTTTATCAATAATTTTATAATTTGGCATTAGAGAAATATCTCGCATCATTGTTTCCTGATTACAAGAAACATAAATTACATAATTACATTTACTTTCATTGATAAGCTTTGTCATATTACCATGTAAACCACTACGAGGAGGATCAACAATAATAAATTTATTTAGTGGCTTGTAGGTTTCTAATAGTTTATCAAATACATCTTCAATTTTATTACAAATAAATTCACAATTCTTAATATTATTTAGTTTTGCATTTTTAATTGCATCACTAATTGATGATATGCAAATATCAATACCAATAACCTTCTTACATAGAGATGCACAATAAATACCAATAGTACCTGTACCACAACACAAATCAAAAAGTATATCAGAATCGGTTGAATATTTAGACATTAATGATTTAATACGAGAATACATTATATTAGTCATAAAAGTATTTGTTTGAAAGAAAGATAGTTCAGTAATTTTAAAATCAAATGCTGATCCGTTAGTAAGATCATATAATTTTTCAGATATATATGGTTTACCAAATTGAATTATCTTATCATCCTTATCAATAATGTAAAAAGAAGTTATCAAATGAGAAAAATGATTATATAGATCAGTATAAATTTTGGTTAATTCATCAATTGATTCACGATTATTAACACGATCTAAATGAATAATAATCATTACATCATTAACATTAAATGATGTACGAATATTAATATTTCCAAATAGATTTACAAATTTTGTTTCTAGTATTTTTGGATCATATGGAAATTTTATAAATTTCTCATTTAAATATTCTTCAAATTCAATTAGTATTTCTTTCATCTTAATACTAAGATGCGGTAAATCAATTGAAGAATAAACAATCGATGGTTTTACCTTTGGATTATTGTATCCAAAAACAACTTTGGAATAATCTTCATTCCAACCAATATTAAAACGAAGTTTATTTCGATAATTAATTGGTATTGATTCATGATAATTAATTTCAGAAGAATTAAATAAAGATTTTACATATTCTTTTTTCTTATTAAATTGCTCATCATAAGAGCATAACATATTTGGAAGGCACAAGCTATATGCAGACATTTTTATAAATTAATTTATTATGGTTTTATGTATTTTTTAAATTTTTCAATTTTTTAATATTATCCTTTAACTTTTGTAACCCATACTTTATTACAAAGAGGACATACTTTTCTCATTTTAAGCCATTCAGATAAACAATGAGCATGATATGCATGACCACAATCACCAATTTCTACATTACAATTTGTATGTCCAGAAGATGAACAATTAATGCAATAATTATTATTATCTTCTTTACAAATTCCACATAATTCATTATAGCAATTTGTTTTAGAAGTTGATACCATATTTATTGATAGTAATTTAAACATATTATATATATCCTATAATAGAATTAATGATAAGATATATAATTTTCAATATTTTTTAAGGATCTACAATTTATAAAAATTGATTATTTTATTAATAATATAAATATATTTTAATAATAAAATTATGAATCGTCAAATACCATTAATTGAAAAATATAGACCATCTAAACTTGAGGATATTAAAAATCAAGATGATATTAAAAATATATTTATTGAAATGGTTAAAAATAAAAATTTACCACATATGATATTTTATGGTGGTGCTGGTACTGGTAAAACATCATCTGCAATTGCTATATGTAAACAATTATATAAAATTAACTATAATGAAAATGTATTAGAATTAAATGCATCAGATGAAAGTGGAATTAGAATTGTTAGAGAAAAAATTAAAATTTTTGCTCAAAAAATAACTGATAATCAATTTAAAATTATTATCTTAGATGAAGCAGATGCAATGACAACTGATTCTCAATTTGCATTAAGAAGAATTATCGAAAAATATTCAAGTAATACACGATTTGTAATAATTTGTAATTATATAAATAAAATTATTCCTCCATTATTATCAAGATGTGCTGTTTTTAGATTTAAAACTATGAGTGATGAAAATATTGAAAAAATTCTTAAAAATATAATGGAAAAAGAAAATTATATTATTGATGATAATAATATCCATAAATTAATAAAAAATGACTTAAGAAGATCTATTAATAATTTACAAAAAATAGTTTTTTTAAATAGAAATAATATTAAAAATAATAAAATTTATTTAAAATATTTTGATGATGATATAAACATTAATATTGATGAAATTATATATAATGATAAATTAGATACAATTAATTTTACAACTAATTTAATTAATGAAGGTTATTCATTTGAAGATCTATATAATGTATTAAAAAAAGAAATAATTTATAATAAAGATATTGATAATAATGATAAAGCAAAAATATTTATGGAAATGTGTCGTAGTTATGATAAAATAGTTAATGGATCATCTGAACTAATTAATATTAATCATATTATAAATATTATAAATAAAAATTAAACCACAATGCTCTTCAAATTTAGCTTATAACCTCTATCACTAAAATGCTTACTAACATGAATATCATCAGAATACAAAAGACTTTGCAACTTATGCTTCTCAATGTTACCCTCGCCATTTGTGTAAAAAATATTATTAATCTTATATCCCTTCTTCTGTGGAATTGTTGACATAATTACCAAACAATGAGAACATGGCTTAGACATACCAATCAATCCTGTCAATGAAGTCTTCAAAACCAACACATTGATCGGCAAAAGCTTCTTCGAATAACGAGGCCTCAGCTTGATGATTGCATTATGTTCTGCATGCAAGGACTTGGTACCGCGTATAATATTTTGTCCAAATGATAGAGGTACAATATTTGAACCAATGTCCTCAAAAATCATTGCGATGTGAAAATGTCCTTTCATTCCATCTGCGCATGTACAAACATTTCCATCATCATCTCGAGCAAGACGAATATCAACCATTGTATCAATATAATTATACATTGAATTCCACTGCTTTGCAGTCATTGGTGATACAGGTCTGCACGAATCTACACTTCTAGAAGATATCTTTGGAGGTGAAACAGATCTAGTTCTTGAACTAGATACGGATGAACAATCAGAATCATAGTTTGAGAGGACACTCTCCCTAAAAAAATCGGTATAACAATTATTCTTCTTAGAATACATATTAAATATAGTAGAATGGAAGTATCATTATTATATAAAAAATTCAATTTTTTATAAAGAAAAATTATTTTTAATATTTAGATCAATTCTATGAAACCAACAATAATAAGTATTATTAAAAATGTATGATGCTAATTTAACACAATTTTTATTATGACATTTTATATCATGATCTTTATTTATTCTTTCAATATTTATCTTTTGAATTTTTTTTTGATAATTCATTAATATTATATTCTCTGATATTATTTGCGTCTTTAATTGATTCATTTGTATTTTTATTTGTTGATAATTCATCATTTTTATTAGATTGTATATTATTCTTAGAAACATTATAATTTTCATTTTTTTTTCTTAAACACTTGATAATCTGATTGTTTAATATGTTTGATGATGCATTTTTATAAATAAGTACCATACATACTATATAATAGTTTTAGATTAAATAATATCATTTTCAATTTTAAACAAAAATAAATTAAATTTCGGTACCTCCTTTACCTCCTCTGCCACGACCTCTACCTCTGCCACGACCTCTACCACGAGATACTGGAGCAGATTGTTTTTTAGTTTCTACAGGTTTCTCGTCATCATCGCTTAAGTTTTTAATAATTTCTATACTTTGATCACTATCTGAATCAGATTCAGTATTTGAATCTTGTAATTTTGAACTATCTTTATTAACTATTGGTTGAATAATTTCATTAGGTTTAATAGAATCTTTATTATTCTTTTCTATTATTTTTTCGATTTCAGTTGCTCTATTTTTTAATTGATTCATTTTTATCATACAAGTAGTCATTTCATTTACTACTTGTATATATTCATTAGTTAGTGTATTTATGTCAGGTTCTCCCATTATTATTATATAAATAAATTTGTTTATATTGAATACTTTATATTATCAATTTTTTTATTATATTTTCTATTTAATTATATAATGAATCACATTATTTTAAGTATATTATTATTTATATTATTTTATCTTTTTTTTAAAAACAATTTAAAAGAAAAATTTTGGTTAGGATACAATGCTCTATGGATGCCAACTAGATCTACACGTTTAATGAGTTATGATTTAAGAGGCGATCCATATGGATATTATATATATCCATCTTATAATTGGGGTTGGTATGCTCCTTATCCATTTTATATTTTTAATAATACAAGATACGATATTTTTGGTAGATATATAATTCAAAAACCAAAAAAAATAAATAAAAAAATAATTAAAAAAAAAGAAAATAAATAATTATTTTTCTAATGTTTTAATAACTATATCATTAATAAAAGTTATATAATTTTTCCACCAAAAGATTAAATTATCTTGCATTTTTTGTAAATTATCAAGATCATTAAGTAATTCATTGCATCTTATTATTGCTTTTTCCCAAGTTTCTTCAAATATAAATGGAGGTAAATTACCATTAAAATAATATGTCTTTTTAATCATATCATTTGATGCAACTACAACTGGTATTGCACCTGCAACAATAGCTTCGTAATTTCTAAAACATTCTAAATTATACCCCCTTCCACAGATTACAAAAATAGAATTATTATATATATTAAAGCATTCTTGTGGACTGATTGGTAATTTATTAATATCAAAGGAATGATCAACACAAATTATTTTTGTGTTTTTCATATTATTTTTAAATATTTCAATCATATGGGATCGATCGTATTTTACTACACCAATAAATGAACAATTAAATTCTCTTTGATTTATTTTTTTTGTTATAATATCTAATGAATTTTTATTATTTAAATAATTTTTTGAATAACCAACTGGAATTTGATAATTATTTTCTTTATTTAAAGATGAGTTATGATTATACTGTCTTAAAATAAGTTTAGTATGTTTTGCTAAATTTATTTTTTTTGGAATAATATTTAATGAATTTTTTTTATTTAAAGATGAATTATGATTATACTGTCTTAAAATAAGTTTAGTATGTTTTTCTAATATTAATAATTGATTTGCATATTGATCAAGTTCATCAGATAAAGCAATTATAACGATGGGTTTTATATATTTTATCACATCAATATTTATTTTATTAATTGAACGTCCTATTACTAAAATATTTTTTTCTATAATATCATTTCTATTTATTAATGAATTAAATATTTCAATATTAATAAATTCTACATCTAATTTTATATTATATAGAATATCATTGATTATATAATCGGGTTCCCACGAGGCTTCATTAAAATAAAATAATTTAATCATATATATAAATATATGATTAAATTATATTTAACATATTAACATGTTGAGGTAATTCAAATAATCTAATTCAAATAATCTTATCTCAAATGTTAAAGAAACATATCTTTAACATGTTGAGGTAATTCAAATAATCTAATTCAAATAATCTTATCTCAAATGTTAAAGAAACATATCTTTAACATGTTGAGGTAATTCCTTAACCTTTCTAACTCTTTGGAATTCTTCAAATGCATTTCTAATATCATCCATATTAATTTTTTTTCTAATATTTGGATTTTTTCCAAATACTCTATTTGAATGTTTTATTTTTATATTTAATAATAAATTTTCAATATCACCGCCAAAATGCTCAAATGATTTTTTATTTTTTTCTATAAATTTTTCAACTTCATCTAATTTTATACTATCATCAAATGACCATTTAATTTCATGAACTTTAAAATCAAATATATGTGTTAATTCTTTTGCAGAATATTTATCAATAGTATATTTAAATGGAAATCTTCTTTTTAATCCTTCATTTTGTGCAAAAAAACATCTTTCTATTTCATCTGGATATCCTGCAATAATACATATAAATTTATCTCCATTTTCTGATAAATTTTGATTTAATGTATCAATTGCTTCTTTTGCAAATGAATCTGTTCTATCACTATTACCTCCAGATCCTAATGAATAAACCTCATCAATAAATAATACTCCTCCTGCAGCTTCATCAATAACTTTTTGAGTTTTAATAGCAGTTGAACCAACATATTGTCCAATTAAATCACTTCTTCTAACTATTTTAAATTTATATTCATCTTTTTTTTCATTTGTTTTTTTATTTTGAGCTATTTCAGGATGTAATAATGCAATCAATTGATTCGTAACATCATTTAAATTTTTTTCATCCTTATTTTCATCAGATTTTTTAAGAAAATTTAATTTATAATATATTTTTGCTAATATCTTTCCCAATAATGTTTTACCAACACCAGGAGGTCCTTCAATTACTGTATGCATCATATTAGAATCATTTAAATCTTGTAAAATAAATAATAATTGTTCAAATATATTTTTTTTAACATTTTCCATACCAATAACATTCTTTAATTCTTTTAAAGTACTATTAATATTTTTTAAATTTATCATATTAATTGGATATTTACGTTTATCATTAATATCAAATTGATCACCAGCATTAATTAAATCATCTAAATTATTAATATTATTTAATTCAACAAATGGAATATTTTCATTAATAAGTACTGTTTCTTCTTTTTGATCAACTGCTTGATCAATTGCTTGATCTTCTTTTTTTTTATCAAAATCTTCGAATATAAATTTTAGTAAATTATTTGAATTAAATGGACTTGCAAATGGATTATAATTATTTGTAATTGGTACTATTTTCATATTATTTGGATTTGTAGTGGATCTAATTATAATATGTGATTTTTCATTTATGTTATCAAGGTGTGATTTTTCATCTCTAGATTCAATAACAGTTTTTTCAGAATTATTTTTTTTATTTAATAAATCATTATTATTTTTCTTATTATTTCTCCGATTATTTCTCTTATTATTTTTATTTTTATTTTTTCCGGAATAATAATGAAAATGATTTATAGTAATAAATTTATTTTTACCATTATCATTGTTATTGTTATTGTTAATTCCATCCATTTTTTTATTATTAATATTCATTTATATAATATAAAAGATTATTAATATAAAAAAATATGTATTATATATTAGAATTAAATAAATCAATATTTAATATTTTTGAAAATCTATCTAGTGGTATTGTTCAATTATATAAATTATCTAATTTATCAAATGATTGTAAATTAAATATTTTTATTGAAGGTTCAATAACTGGAGTATATACTGTTAAAAATAATAAAATTTTTCTAACTAATTTGGAAAATAATGAAATTATTACTAATGAAATAGATGAATTACCATTTGAATTACTATTTAAAAATGGTAATAGCACTGGTAATGATAATACAAAAAGAAATATAAGAAGAAATTTTTTTAATAGAAGTAAGAAATCATCATCTGATATTAATGTACGTTTACCACCAGTAAATACGGATATACTTGTAACTTCAAATAATGATGAATTTGATAATTTAGATGATAAAGAATTAGAAAAAAAAATAGCAGAATTAAATAAATTAAAAGAACAACAAGTTAATGAATTAGAAAATTTGAATGAAAATTTAAATGAATTTGAAAATAATATTATTCAAGAAAAATATCAAATTGATTCTCAAAAAAATAAATTAAGAAGAGATAAAGAAAAATGGGAAGAATTTAAAAATATATTTAATGCTGATAAAAAAATATATAGAATTATGAAAGAACAATTAGAAGCAAATCAAATAGAAGATATACCTGAATTATTTGAAAAAAAATATCCCATTTTTGCTGCATTAGATGAATATAATTTATTAGATAAACCATCTGAAATATATGATTATATTAAATTACTACCAAATGATGATTCTGTGTATATACCAAATGATTCATTATTAAAAAATTTATTTGATAATGATAATATTGTTACAAGTATTTCATTAACTGAATTAAAAGATCAAAATAATAATTTTGATACTAGTATTGAAACAGATGATGATAAATAATTAAATTATATAAATTTATTTTTATTAATAAATTTATTATCTTTTTTATCTCTAAATAATTTTTTATTTCCTTCATCATTTAGAGAATCAAATCTATTAACTACTTTAACTCTATCTTGTATATTATTATTTGCATGTAATTCATCAATATTACCATTTTTACTATAAAATAATTTACTTTTTAATTCATTATACATATGATTTATAACAAACATTAAAGTATTAATACATTTCATCATTTCATTATGATGATCTGCAGTTTCTAAATTATTTTTGGTTAAATAATTTATTAAACTATCACAATCTGCATATACCATATTATGAACATAATGATCTGAATTACATTTTTTACTTTTTTTATCATAATTATATTCACAATTATCTTTAAAATTACAAAATTTATAAGAACATCTATTAATTAAATATTCATCTTTAAAACGTTTTGAATGTATAATAATATTTAAATTTAATTTATTAGTAAAATAAAAAGAAATATTTTTTATCCAATTAAATAAATCAATAAAAAATTGTTTATCTGATTCTTTTAATTTATTTTTTAATAAAAATCTATTAATATATATAATAATTAATGCTTCTTTTTCTAAAAGTTCAAGATCATTAAAAGATTTATAATTAGTAATTAATAATATTTCTTTAATTTTATTATTTATTGCTTCATTTTCAACACTAAAATTAAATATATCACTAGTCTTTGTTTCAATTGTTGTATTAATAATTTCATTTAGTGATAATTTACAACTAATTTTATATTTGTTTTCAAGAGTTTTAATATAATCATTATTTTCATCAAAAGATATTACCCAATCTAATTTACTCATAATAATAATATAAATTTATTCTTATATTATATTATATGGATTCTTTTGCAAAAGAATTATATGTAAAAAATAAAAGTGAATTAGATGGATATATTTTTATTGATCATTATAATTTAATAAATATTAAATTAGGTTCAATTATAAAATATTGTAATTCAAAAGGATATATTAAATATGGAGGCATTTTAATTAAGGTATTTGAAGGTGATAAATATAATCATTTAAAATTAATTTTAAAACTCGGATCATATACTTATACATTAAATTATTCAAAAAAAGATAAATTATATTTTTTTTATAAACCTGTTATTAAAAAAACAATAAAAAATAAAAGAGAAATATTTCTATCTATTTTATCAGAATTACAAAATAATATAAATTAATAATAATATATAATATATATTATTATGTCAAATAGATTAGGAAATGATGATTATGTTAGACCACCTAAAACATTACAAGATAAATTAACTCCTGCAGAAATTAAAGATAAATTATTAGGATATAAATTGCTTGAAAATATTGATGATTTAAAAGAAATGATTGGAACAGAAATAAGATATTTTGTTTATGAAAATATTGGTAATAAAAAAAATTTAAAAGTAGAAAAAAAATTTAGATTAGGTGGTAGATTAATTAAGGTTGATTCTAATTTTCAATACATTGTTTTAGCTAGTGGTACTCCTCCAAATCAAAAAACTTGGAGTGTTCAATTAAAAGACTCTGAAATATATTATAAATTAAAAATAGAAGATATCGTTTTATATCAGGAAGATCAAATTAAACAAGTTAAAAATAAATATGAAATAGAAATTGATAATTTAAAAAATGAAATTTCTAAATTAAAAGATGAAAAAAAAAACATTATAATAAAATATAATGATTTAGTAGATAAATATGCTAAATTAAAAGGGAAATAGAAATTAATTATTCATAAATTTTTTTAAAAAATCTATTTTTTTCATATTATTATTATAATGATATCTATTATTCATCCAACAATGATAATGTATTATTTCTTCTTTGTTCATTATCTTTTCACTGTAATGGTTATGAGGTGTATTAATCCATTCATTTTCACTAATTTTACCTGTATATATTATAGTTTTTGTATACTTATTATCACCAACATACTCTGCAATTTGAAGTATATTATTGTTTAATATATCATTATTATTTTTATTGGTTAATATATTACTTTGTAGAGTAATAGTACCATGATCATTTAAAAATGTTTCTATTCTAATTGATGGATTTTTGGGAATATATATAAATTCATCAGCGTCAATTAAAGCTATATTCCGGCATTTATTTCTAAATGCATTTACACCAATGTGTAATGTTATTCTTTGTATATCAGTCCAGTAACCATTATTTAATGGTGAATAAGGTAAATCTACCACCCATACTTTGCCTTTATACTTTTTACATATTTCATCTGTTGAATGTACTAAAACACAATGTTCCAATGATTCGTGTAAACCATTTGATTTATTAAAATCATTATTAAATATAACAATTCCTGAAAATCCTAATTTAAGATTATATTGTATCCATTCATCTAGTCTATGCGAATAATCTTTACAAATTGTAGAAATAATTGCGGAATTATTATTCAAAATTAAATCACAATTTTCAAAAGGAAAATATAATTCAATATTTATCATTTTAATATTATTATTTTCATCATTAAAAATAAAATTTATATTATCTAAATTATTAATTTTACCAATTAATTTTATATAGAAATCTGGTCTATTACCATTAAAAACTAAATCATAATTAATAGATGGTTTTATATTTATTGAATTAAATTTTTTATTATATTGTCCATAAATTATAGTTTCATTTTTTGTTAGATCATACAGACAAACTTTACTAAATAATAATAAACTCATATATATATATATATATATAAATTAAATAATTATTAAACGAATATATAAATAATTCCAAACTTAAAATTTAATCATATAGAGCAATACCATATAAATTAATTATATATATTAAGATTATATCAATAAAATAATTTTTTTTTAAATCATACATTCATATATTTTCATTGTTTTATTTCTTCTTTGATCTGATTCTAATAATTTTATATTTGATACTAAATTTTGAATATATTCTAATGGTATCATTTCAATATTTGGAATTGCTTGCCATAATTTAGTTTTATATAACATATCTTGATCAAAAAATGTTGGTGATAATTTTTTTATTTTTGAATCAGTATTTAATAGTTGTTTTAAAACTGATGGTAATAAATATCCAAGTTGTTTTGGCAAAACCATCATTAATTGTTCAAATGGTTTAACTTGATTATAATAATTATTAATTGGTTTTTGAAATATATTTATAAATTCTTTCTCATTTAATGTATGTATATATTCCGATATATCTGAAATGAATAATCCATGATGATGTGAAAAATACCATATCCAATCTATACAATCTTTCATATAATAATTATTAATCCAAAACAAACCATATACATATTTTTTACATATATCAAAAATATCATTTTTTTCTGTTTCATAATTAATATTATAATAATGTTTATAATATCTTTCTTTATCATGATCATCTTTTCCTAATTGAATTGGATCATTAATTTTAAAACACAGATTTTCTAATTTAAATATTTCATTTTCATAAGGAGATAAGCTTGTAGTTGGTTGAGGATAATATCTTTTATTATCCAATGTTTGTTGAAAAAAACTTCTTTCATGTAGTGATAATTCTAAACAAATACTTTTAAAAAATATAAAATTTATTGAACAATCAGTATTTATTAAAAATATAAATTTATCATTTTCTTTTGGATTTAATTCTCTAAATATATTACCATATTTTTCAAATAATATATCTAAGCCATTATCTATTTTTTTATTACTTGTTTTTAAATTTAATGATACTATATTGGGAACAAAATCATTCCCAAGTAAAAAACAAATAAAAATAAAATCATTAATAAAATTAATTGAATTATCAATTATTTTATTCTCCATTTTTTCATCCCCTTCGTCAGCTATTCTAAAAATCATTTCATTAATAATACATTCTCTTAAAATATCAATACTAACATAATTAAATTTACCAGTTAATGATGTTTCTCCTTCTTTACTTAATTCTTGTGCTTCACGAATTAAATAAATATTTTTATTATGAGTTGATAAAGACAAAAAAAGTAAATCAGCATCTAATCCATAAATTACACTAATATCTGTATTAATATTATTATTACGAATATATTGTAAAATTTTATGTTCACCTTCTGCAGGTGTATTTGACGATGAAAATTTAACTTGGATATTTAAATTTTTTGCTTTATTTAAATTAATATAGTTTATAATTGCTTTATTTAATTTATCCATAAAAACAGTACCAGGTGTAATACATGCATTAGACCATAAATGTTCTTCAGGGATATTATGTTTTCTTCGAATATCATTTTTTATTTCATTATCACGTACTGATTTAAATCTTCGAATACGTTGATGTTTAATTTTTGCCATTGGTGCGACACCGTCAATTGCAATATATATTAGCTTATTTGGATTAACTAGTTGAATTATTTCATCAAGATAATTAATAACTTGATTAATCATTTTCTTTTCTAAAGTATCAATATTTTTTAATTCTTTATTATCATTTAAGATCGCAAAACATTGAGGATGAATTAAACAATTAGTATCTATAAATAGATTATCAATCTTATTTTTTAATTCTTTATTTGTTATTACATTTGTAATCATACTTTTTTGCTTATAATTTTTTATAAGCCATGCAAAAAATCCAGGAACTCCCATTTATTTGTTAAAATTATTAATTTAGTTTTATATTTTATTTATTTATATTTCAATTTTTATATTTTACAATAATATATAAATGGACAAAATTGACAATGTTGAATCAAGAATAGCCGACATTTTTGGAGGAAAACGTAGAGCATCTAAAAAAGGTTCTAAAAGACGTGGCGGTGCAACTGGATTAACAGGTGGTGCAACTGGTGGCAGACGTAGAAGAGCATCTAAGAGACGTGGCGGTGCAACTGGATTAACAGGTGGTGCAACTGGTGGCAAACGTAGAAGAGCATCTAAGAGACGTGGCGGTGCAACTGGATTAACAGGTGGTGCAACCGGTGGCAGACGTAGAAGAGCATCTAAGAGACGTGGCGGTGCAACTGGATTAACAGGTGGTGCAACCGGTGGCAGACGTAGAAGAGCATCTAAGAGACGTGGCGGTGCAACTGGATTAACAGGTGGTGCAACTGGTGGCAGACGTAGAAGAGCATCTAAAAAAGTTTCTAAAAGACGTGGCGGCGCAACTGGATTAACAGGTGGTGCAACCGGTGGCAGACGTAGAAGAGCATCTAAGAGACGTGGCGGTGCAACTGGATTAACAGGTGGTGCAACCGGTGGCAGACGTAGAAGAGCATCTAAAAAAGGTTCTAAAAGACGTGGCGGCGCAACTGGTTTAACAGGTGGTGCAACTGGTGGCAGACGTAGAAGAGCATCTAAAAGACGTGGCGGAGCAACTGGCTTAACTGGGGGTGCAACTGGTGGCAGACGTAGAAGAGCATCTAAAAGACGTGGCGGAGCAACTGGCTTAA